TATGAACATCATAGTCTCTCAGAGGTTCAAATACAACTCTCTTTGCCCATTCAAGACTTTGATAATCAATTGACTTACGACTATCAAAGGCATCACCCATATGAATGACTGCCTCTACCCCGTGTTCTTTTAGGGCAGGGAAAAATACGTTCTTATAGAAGAGTTCAAAGTGGTCGTGGAGATACTTTGAACCCTTCCGTGCTCCGTAGTGTGTGTCTGTAATGACGGCGACTTTCATCTGTTGTTTCGGTATTGGATGGCATCTTTGATCGTATTATAGTCTGAACTACTGCCTGCTAGCAAGCTGTCATCCACCATCATCACTTCATCGTATCCAGTTCTTTCAATGATTTTGGTTTTAATATCTAACTGCTTCTTTTCTTTTTGTATTCTTCTCAAAAATGCATAGTGAATAATTTGAGTAAAGTATGCAAAAGGATTTTTAGATTTCTCTGGATCAAAATTATGTATGTACTGAACACAGTTTTCTATGCCATCAGAAATCATATCCTCACGGAACATATAATTCACAAAGTTGGGTTTATATGATAAGTGAGTTGCGATCTTCAAAAAACATTCGCCAAGATAATTTGTTATTTTAGGTTTTGGCAGACCTTTTTCTTTTGCTTCTGCAACTTTAGTGCGATAGACAATTAGAGCTTCTAATAACTCTTTATTATTTACATAATGTTCTGATTTCTTTTTGGACATGACATTTATTTAATTTTTATTATTAGTTATTGTGATGTTATTATAACAAAATTAAACCTAACTGTAAAGGCTTGACAAATACGAAAATCATGTCTAGACTAGGTTTGTCCGTTTTCAAGAAAAATAATATTTAATTATCTTTAGTATCTTTACTATTTTTAAACATCTTTTCTAAAATATTTCTAAAAGATTCTACTGAAGACAGATATCCCATTTCTTTTGAGATTGGAACTCTACCATCTCTTTGGGATACAAATTGATCTTCATAATTACTATAATCATTTAATTCAGAATTATAATTTTTATAGATATCAATTATTTTTTTATCTCTTATTTCAGTCATTGTCATAACTTTATCTAATCTAATAATAAAAATATCTTCATTAGATAATTCAATCCAAGGTTTAACTTTTAGATGAGATCCTTTAGGAGTCGTTAATAATTTCATAATAACCGGATTTTGCATAATAATAATAGGATTTTCATTTTCACTATCATCAATAGAGATAAGTGAAAAAACTTCCTCACCGGAGACTAATTTTAATAAGCAATAGAATTCCTCTCCCATATTAATTCTTAAATGGTATATTTACAATTTCATAATTAAAATTTTCTTCATTATAAACTTTAATTCTTTCAATTAGATGGTTAAGTGTGTAATTTTTTCTTGATTTATAACTGATGTCATCGGCAATATCATATAGAGTTGCTTTCACTTTATTTTCTCCTTTTCTTAGGACTCTTCCGATTGATTGGAGGTTTCTGATTCTTGATTTACTAGGGGAAGCAAAGACCACGTTATGTAAATTTCTAATGTTAATACCAGTAGAAAAAGTCCCGTAAGAAGCAACGATGATTGCATTATTTTCCTTTTCAGTAATTTCTCTGACCTTTTCACGGTCTTCGGTATCAACTCCACCATGAACAAAAAATACGTGGCGATTATCAGTTTTGCTACTATTTATGAGATCGTATAAGGGTTGCCCATGACCTTCAACTCTGGAAAAAAGAACCAAAGTATTTCCCTTTAGATCTAGAGCAAGATTTCTTATAAATTTATTTCTACGTTCATGTCCAATAATATATTGAACTTCATCTTCAAAAGTTTCAAATTTATTGGGTGAGTGTTTCAATAGAAGAATATTAATATCCAGTTTGGCAACATGACCCTTCTGCATTAGTTCATCTGTGCGAATGATCTTATAAGAAGGACCAAATAACCCCTCTAGAACCCATTTGTGAGTTTGAGATCCATCTAGAGTTCCAGTAAATCCAAAACGATATTTTGCATCAGAAAGTTTTGTCATTATAGATACTAATGACTTAGATTTGAACTGGTGTGCCTCATCTCCAACAACCACATTAAATCTTGAAAAATATTGTCGGGGAAGTTTGTAGATGGACTGCCAGGTCGTAATGATCACCTGAGAGTCTGTTTCTCTTTCTTTTCCAGCATAGATCTTGTGGCAATATGAACCAACGTCCCACCCATAATCTGCAAAGTCTTTATACATCTGTTCTACAAGGGATGTCGTCGGAACGACTATCAGAGTATTTTGTCCTTTCTCAACGTAATATCGGACAATCGCATATATCATCAGAGACTTTCCAGAAGCAGTTGGAGATATCAACAACTTGCGATTATGTCTTAAGGCGTCGAATACTCCCTCAACTTGGTAATCGCGGGGAGAATACTTTGAGATAGAATTGATGTAATCTTTTACACCTTCCTTTGAAATAAGATCATTAACTTCAAAAGGAAGACCATAGAACTTATTATTTACGAATTCGTAAGTGTATTCATGCGTCTCACAGAAACGAATAAGTTTATCCAATAACCCAACATAGATTTCTCCAGTTTGAGTATTGAACAAGCGAATCTTTCCATCCCAGTATTTGTTGCGAAACTGGGGCATGAATTTTGCACCTGGAACATCAAAGGTAAATTGATCCGCAAGTTCGTAGTAAATGTGCGGTTCCGCCTTTACCTGAAGATATACTTCGTTCTTTTTTGAAATGATCAAATGAGACATTTAATAATATTTTCACCTAAAAATATTTAGTAGGTGAAAATATAATCAGTTTTCTAAAATTGTATTAAACCAAGTTTGACTCATTCCACGAATAATGTCATCAGCTGATTCTTGATCATCTGCGTAACCTTCAGCAATTAAGTGCTCAACTACTTTTTCATATGTCTGATATGATTCTTGTATTTCTCTTGGTGTTGGTTTCATTTCAGTGGAAGTTTATTTTTATTTAGTTAAATCCTGCTTGAAATCTATGCCATTCAATTGCATTCTTAATTTGATATGTCCTGTTAGAGATTGTTTTAATAATCTCTTCAAGGAATTTCAATATGATATCATAATATCTTATTTTAAGGTCTATTTTATTAAGTCTTTCATCGGCATCCATATGTCTCTGTAATGCCTCTTTATCCCTTATTTTATATGGGAATGGTTCTTCGACATAAATCTCTACCGGTGCTTTTCCAGTATAATAATTATACCTTTCTAGTTTTATTCTATTATAAGTTTCTCTTGCTTTTTCACGGAGAAGAGTTATTGTATTGTAAATTGTGTAGTATTTTGCATGAAGCTGGGGAATTTTTAAAGATTCATCGTGTAAATTATCAGAATCAATAACAGAATCTCTCTGCCACATCTCCTGAATTTCATCAAGATTCATAGTGGTTCGCCATTATTACTTAGAATATTATAAACGGTATATTTGAAAGATACATCTGCTGTAAAGTAATTATAATCATTGTCAGTTGCTTCAAATTCTAAAGCACTTAAATAGACTGGAAACATATCTTTAAATTTAACCACTGCAGTGGAATTATAGTTTGAATTTAGAATTCTTAATGATCCATCACTAAACTGTAAATTTGAATCTCTTGCTCCACTTTCACTAGTAGTTAAATCTCTAAATTGTGCTGGTGTTTCTGGAAACCCTAGACCAGTTATCCAGTTATGGATTGCCATATAATTTTCAAGATTTTCATCTACTAAAAATCTTAAATTAAAATCTCCATATTCTATAATTTCTCCAGGAACATCAATCATCTTAAGGTAAGATGGTTGAGTTGCAGTACCCAAAGTTATTTCTGGAATTCTAGCAGAATTGCTAAAAAATGCAACTTTTGGTTCTTTAGCTAATGTAAATTTAAATCCAATTGGGGATAAAAAATTTCTATTAGATATTTGATTATCAAATATACTTGCCATTTTTATTTTTATTTAGATAAAAAAAGGACCCTCCGAAGAGGGTCCTTGGTAATACGTGATTTGGATCACATAAGGTTACGAACAGTAACTCTTCTGTAATAGCGGTTTGTATTTGCCTCAAGACCACCAAGACCTTGACCATCGGCAACGGAACCCTTAGCGAATGGGTTTGCAACCATTCCATAACGGGTCTTAAAGCCAATCTTAGGCTGGAAGGTGTCCTGACCAACGGCACGAACCATTTGGAGAGGAACATATGGGCAATAGAAGAGACCAGCATCATATGGGCTGGAACCCTTATATCCTACAACATAGTAGTGATCATTAGAAACGTTCGCAGCATAAGGATCGATATAAACACGATACTTACCTTGGAGAACACCGGCAAAGGTGTTGCCAGTATCATCAACGTTGAGGTTGGCGTTAAGTGCTGGGGTATAATCAAGTACTCCTGCCATGGTGAGTGCCGAAGCAACGTCAGCAGAGCACATGATCATATTGCCCTTTCCTCTACGAGTTCTTTGTGCAATTGCGTTAGCATCGCGCTCGATTTGGAAAATTAGACCCTTGAACTTCTCAACCGACCAACGACCGTTGGAATCAACATCAAGGTCAAAAATACCAGATGTTGCAACGTTGTTAGCAGCGCCTGGCTCAGCAACCTTATAAATGGTACGGATGACTTCTCTGTTGATTTCAGCGAGAATCTCAGTCGAAAGCAGGTTTGCAAGCTCAGCTTCGGCATTCAGACCGTGAATTGCCTTAAGGTCCTGAGCGAGCTCAAGTGAGTATTCTGCCTTCAGAGCACGAGTCTTAGCAGTAACGGTGACTTTCTCAATTGAGAATGCCATCTCGTTGAAAGTCTCAGTGCTACCAAGGTTCTCTGCGTCATCAGTACGCATACCCTGACCAACATTATAGTTGGTTACAGTTTGACCATCAGGGTTAAGAACACCAGGATTTGATCCTTGTTGAGCACCTGTAGTACCAAATCCTACACTAACTCCGGAGTTAGTTCCTTGGTTATATGTACCAGTCAGATTTCCAGGACCTGCCTGACCAGAGAATGCTGTATCAACTTCATTAAAGAGTGCTTCAGTGCCACTCTGGTTAGTATAGCGCGAGCGCATCGCAAAGATGAGTCCAGTAGGACCATTCATTGGTTGAACGCCAGCGAGGTCATAAGCGACCAGATTAGGCATAGAACGTCTGATCAGTGAGATCAGAACAGGATCAAAACCTGCTACTGGACCGCCAGCAGTGGCATCTCCACTAAATCCAGGATTTCCGCTGCTTGACTGGGTGTTAACTGTTGGTGCTTCCGAAAGGAATGCTCTCTCCTCACGGAGTTCTCTTTCTTGGTTTTCTAGCAGGATAGCAGTTACCGCTCTACGATGTGAATCTTTGATCGTGTCGAGCCCTGAGTAATCCAGGATAGGTGCCCACTTCTCCTGCAGGTATTCTGAATTGAATCCTTGCATTTGATTTTTACCTCGTTAAAAAGTTAGTTTGATTTTTATTATCTAAAAATCACTTATTAGAGACTCTACCTAGAACATCTAAGTATGCAGCCATTCTTCCATCAACTTGTGGTTGATCAGAATAATCTACACTTTCGCTTAGATTTTCCGAATCATCTCTTTGAGTACTAGCTGGTTTTGTTGGGAAGTATGATTCCCTTAAAGTTACTAGTTTCTCACGATAGTTAGACTCACTATCAAACTCAACATTTTCAGCAAGAGAAGCGAGTTTGTCCTTCTGAGAAAGTGCAAGACCCTCAGTGACTTCTGCAAAAATTACATCAGCAACTGACTCTGCTAATCTTTTATTCAGAGCAACATTCCTTTGAATTTGCTCGTTGAGTTTTGTTTCCATTTCATCAAGTTTATCTACCATGCTCTCGATAACATTATATTTATCTTCAGGAATTGATACATAATGATCTTCAAAAAGACTCTTCATTCCTTGTAGGAATGATTCGGTCATCTCAGTTTTAAGTCCATGTTCAATAGCGATTGCGTTTTCAGCAATCCACTCATCGGCAACATATTCAAGGTAAGCATCAACACGCTCGACGAGAGATTCTTTAATCTCTTGAACTTCTTCAATAAGTGCTTCTTCATATGAAGCTTGAAGTGACTCTTTAATTTCAGCAACTCTTGCCTTAATTGCTGTCTCAAAAATAATACGTGCTTTTTCTTGGAATTCTTCGGAAAGATCCTCTCCATCAAGAAGAGCATTTACATCCTCTTCAATATCAAATTCTTCTTCCACTTCATCATCATCTACTTCGATCTCCTCTTTCACTTCTTCATCATCTTCTTCTTTTGATTTTTTCTTACCTTTCTTTCCTTCTTCCTCATCATCCTCATCAGACTCTTCTGATTCTGCCTCAACAATTAAATCATCTTCTTCAAGATCTTCCTCTTCTTTAACTGCTTTTGGCATAGTCTTCATCGGATCAGCAGACTTTGCACCTTTATTGACAATATTCTTTACCTGAGCAAGTGTTTTGCCGGGAGTATCAAGTTTTGCTGAATCATCGTCTGGGCGATAATTTTCTGGAGTTGGTCCGCCAAGATCTTCCCAACCAGCAGTTTGACCATCAGGAATACCCGTGGTTAACTTGTGCATGGGTTCTGCAGATTTTGCTCCTTTGGTTACTACGTTTTCCATTTCTTGTAAATTTCTACCAACGGACATTTGTTTAGATTTCTGTATATAATCTATATTTATTTATTAAATTAAAGATTTGAAATAAACTCTTGAAAGAGATTAATTTTATGTTCTTCCAGTAATTTCTGATCAACTAAAGTGTTGATTCTCTTTTTAGTTTGTTCGGCAAGTTTTTCACGAAGAATTCCACCTTCCCAAACCCACTCTTTCCCTTCCATAATTCCTGAAACAAAAGCATCTGGAGCAGAGGGATCTGCAACAATATCTGCAGCAGTGGCAAGCATAAAGTCTTCACCGACAATTTTATGACCTTCATTAGTCATTTTAAGTGATCCAACACCACGAGAAGAAACACCTAACATTACACCTTCAGAGATGAGAGACTTAGCAATCTTACCCATTGGAGTTTCAAGAAGTTGTGCCTTACCTCTAAAATTATTTCCTTCTTGAGTGAGAGAAACAATTTTATGAGAAACTCTATCAAGATTTACGGTTGGACCATCTGGATGTCCCAATTCACCCAAAGCACGACCTTTTTGAATAAAACTTTCATTATATCTCTTTACTTCACGGGAAAGAGTTTCCATAGGATACATTCTTCCATTACGATTGCAGATGTTTCCCTGAAGAAAAACACCTTCAATGTACATTTTTTTAGATGCACCTTTTCCTTCGGTAATGAATTTTACCTTTGATACTTCTTCTGTGATTAGTTTCATCTTAGTTTGTAAATGCTACTTTATTTGCTTTTATTGCTGTTCCATCAGTCCAAATAACATCTGAAGCATTTTTTTGTAAAAATTCAACAGTATTATTTGGTATAGTAAAAAATGTACTTGTTGCCGCCCCAACAGATGTAGAAATAGCAACTACCCTAGCAGATCCGCTACCATTATATAAACGAACACAAGTTGCATCACTAATACTTGATGCTGCTCCTGCAGTTGTTGATGTATTTACTTCAGTTGCAACTATCTTAGTAATCATTCCTCCTCTCCAGATGTAGAAACATCATCGAACATTGATTTTGAAATTTCTGGTCTTAATGAATCAATCCTCTCAGAAGCTTTTGAAAAAAGAACTTCTTTTATTTTAGAAGTAACATCAGTAGGTGAAGATTCAGTGGCAATCAAATCTATAAGTTCTTCCATAATTTTTTAAATGTATTTTATAATGGTATTTATATTTCTGCCTTTTTAGAATCTTTTTTCAAATCTACATCACTTTGGGAAACATCTTGTTCCATATCTGGTTCCATCGGAACTTCTCCCATAAGACCTTGTTCATCAGGTGAATTTGGTAGAGGTTCCCCAGTTATCGGATCAACAGAACTAGGGTCAGGAATGATTCCATTTTTAATTTCATTTTCTATTTGCTCATCTATTTCTATAATTTCTACATCAGTTTGACGAAGAATTTTTCTCCTAACATAATCTACAGAAAAATATTTACCAATATAAGGTTCAATAGTTGCAAGTAAACCTAGGCGGTCGTTCATTAATTCGCTTTCTTTTAGTTCTGCAAATTGATTATCATATAAGAAATCATATTGAATATGATCTGCCATTTTTTCCCAATCTTCTGGAGTAACAATATTTTTGAGAACCAATTGAGTACGTAAAAAATCATTAAAAATATTTGCAAATCTTTTTCTCAATCTACCAACAAATTTAGAAAATTTTAACTCATCCCTTAAAATTTCAGAAGATCTTCCTAAATTAAATCCACCATCTGATGCAATTCTTGATTCTGGTACTCCTAATGCCCTATAAAGTTTCTTTTGGAAATATTCAATATCAGAAAGTTCTCCAAGATTTTGACCACCAGGAAGAGTAGTAATTTCAGTTCCTCTACCACCTTCTCTTCTTGGAAGCCAAAAATCTTCAAGCATACTCATAAATTTACGATCATCACGAACCTCACCTGTAGCTGCATCATAAACAAGTTTATTACGATAACGACTCATTACTTCACGAAGATATTGCTCTGCCTTTACTTTAGGAAGATTTCCAACATCGATATAAAAAATTCTTCTTTCAGGTGCTCTTGATAATCTGTAAATAACAAGAGAGTCTTCAATCATTCTGAGTTGATTGAGTGCTTTAATAGCTTTGTGCAAATATGAAAGAACCGTACCCTTATTTCTATCTACGAGTCCGGAAGTAACATAAGTTATTGAATCCTTTGCAATTTTTATTGATTTTGGACCATATGCTGATGAAATATTAAATGATGGGTATTTTGGAAGGGGTGTATATAGATAATATTCTTCTATTTCCGGATTGAATTCTTTTTCAAGATCTTTTGATCTAACATTAATTAAAATGTCATCATCTTTCTTCTTTTTTTCTTTTCTGATATGTTTGATCTTCATCGGATCAATATATCTAATTTCCTTAATTCCCTCATTTGGATTTTTTACATCAACAACTTTTAGATAAAAAAGTCTGCCATCTACATACCAATTTCTAAAAATCTCATGACATTTTTTATCAAAATCCATGATTTCTTTAATATATCTAAATTCATCCCTAATAATTTTTTTAAGTTTGTCACTTACTTTAAGATTTGATAATTCAATTTCTACTGGAGAATCATACAAATCACTCACTATAGCTTCATTTACAACATCTTCTATGGCATTATCACATTCTGGATGTAATGCCATTTCCCTATATCTTTTTATTAAATCGTATTCTGTACGATATACCCCTTCAATATCTACATAAGATCCATAAAAACCACTGGCGATATAATTATCAACCCCGTCCTCATTGGTTTGAGGTACGGGGGAAATAATATTTTTAGAATCTTCTTTATCTTTTTCAATAGAAAAACCAAAAAGTTTTGTCATCTTATAAAATTAATTTGTCTTAAATTATTTAGGTTGTTCTTGTGGCTGCCTTAATATCAAGGCTAGCGGCTGCAGCAGCGCCAGATCCCTTAAGTGCTTCCCACCATTGAACCTGGAATTCTACAGTAAATTCCTCAATTGTATCAGTTGTATCATATGAAAGATCAATTTGCGATACATTTGTTGGGAAAACATCATGCATATGATATGTTCTTAAAACACTTCCATCACGATCTAATTGATCAACATAAGCATCTTTCATATATGATGCTGGTGTAATTAATCCAGTTGCATCACTAACATTATTAATATCATTAATCCACTTTTCAAAAGCTGATCTCAGAATGAAGTTAGTATCATTTAATACTGTAACGGTCCATGTATCAAATGTTCTGTCTCCAGCAACTTTTAAAATTCTACCTCTAAATGGAACATCAACAGGTCCAAGATTGGATGCTGGTAAAGCGGCAGATTTAACCATAAATCTGTCGAGATCACTTTTATCACCAGTAAGAGATTCTGGGAAAATAATTCTTACTTCAAAAAGATTAGGTCTAGCGCCACCACCGGTTAATCTGTTTTTAAATTCGGTAATCGTTCTTAACGGCATTTTTATACCTCTTAATTGAATTTTAATTATATTAAACTATATTAAACGGTTCCTATAATTTCATCAAAATTGACTCCAGTTCGTGTTGCCACGAAAGTCAGACCGATATAGTTGATTGACCTGGTTGGTTTAACATAAATATCGGCAATAAATTCATTATTGTCAATTACTGAAGCAGTATTATTGGATTCATCGCAAATAACTCTAAAATCATTAATACCACGCTTTGCTTGAATATCACGAAGGAAAGGTTCAACTACATTTACAAAATTTGTTCTAGTTATTTCATCATTAAATTCAAATAGTTGATCTTTAGCTGCCTCTGAGATGACTCTTTGGATGTAAATAAATAGTCTTCTAACATTGATTCTATCAAAAGCTGATGGCTTGGATAGTGCTGTTTTATCACCAAATAGTACAATACCAGAACCTGGTGAAAATACTACTGGATTAATTCTACTTGAATATAGTTTATCTCTTTGTAATTTTGATGGGTTATACGCTAATTTAATTGCGTTAGATATAGTTCCTCTTGAAGTTCCTGCTGGTGAGAACCATGGGAAATTATTAATGTCATTTCTTGCACACAATCCTGCAATATCTCCATTTAATGGAATATATCTAAAAACATCACCATACTTATCATAGACATATTTGTAGCTACTATCAAAAACTGCATATGAAGATGAAGTTATTCCATTAAAGTATGCAATCAGTAAATTGGTAATTGTATCTGCAGAATTTATAGTTATAGTGCCAGGAACAGAATCATTTAAGAATATGTTTCTATAAGGACTAATAAATGCTATGCAATCTTTTCTACTATCAGCTACCTGAATTAATTTTTGTGCCAGTGATTGTGCATTTTCTTTGGTATAGTTTGCAGATCCCATTAATAAGAAATCAATTTTGAGATCTTCACCATTTGCTAATAAGTCATAACCTTCTGCTAAATTTAGCACCGATGTATTAAGTGCTCCAGAAGTTGTAAGACCCGATGATCCATTATAATTTTTGCCACCAGATAAAGTTGCACTTATTGAGCCACAAGCACCAAAATTATTACCTGCTGTCTTTTTATCCCAACTTACTCCTGTGGAAAGAGTGAATTCAGAACTATATGTAATAGTTGTGATTCCTAAAGCAGCTCCAGATCCACCAAAGATGTAATCTGATCCTAACTCTAAATATCTTCTCCAATAAGAAGGACTACCCAAAGAATATTCGGCGTCTGATCCTTTGGAAAGATTTAGATGCTTTTCAATAATATTTCCAGCACTACCAGTAATTGATCCAGTATTATCTAAGACTAAAATATGCAACTCATCAAATCTACTTAATCTACTTGTTGCATAATTTGATGTAGATGGGCGATCTGCAACAGTATTCCAATAAATTTTAGATCCATCACTAACTTCCACATACTGTTGATCAAACCAGTCAGATTGTGCTGTGTATGAAGTCGTTCCTGCAGCAGTGGTATTTCCAACTGTATGAATTGCTACACTTCCAGTACCAGCAAAACTATATACACCACCAGGACCATAATCTACATCAGTTACAGTCCCACCAGCAGAAACATGAGAAAGAACCTTTACCGAAATTGTTGAGTTTCCAATCTCTGTAATAATTCCTTTCAGATATCCATCAAGAGATGTTGTGGTTCCAATTCCGGCAAGTGTTGATGAAATTGCCTGAGTTACTCCCATTCCAACTGATAATGTACCACCAATTCCACCTGTTGTAGTTACTCCGGTGAGAATTTGATCTGCTTTTCCATCAATAACTGCAAATTTAATGTCATTCGCCCAAGATCCTGGGTTTCTTGCAACAACACCAATATTTGAAATAATATTCTCACTGTATCCTAATTGCACATAATTTTCGTCGCTTTCAATTTTTATATCACCTGATGGGTATGATGCATTTTTTAAATCACTATCATTTGCTCTTACTACCTGAAGATTTCCACCATAAGATAAGTATGAAGAAGCAACATACCAATTTTCATAATGATTATCTATGGAATATGGTTGACCAAATGTTTTTAATAAATCTTGTTCGGTTTCTATTGTTGTTGGGACATTTACAGGTCCTCTTTCAAATGGTGCAACTATTCCTGCAGTCAAATTTGCAGATGGATTTATTCTACCAACAGTTAAATCAACTTCTCTAACTACAATTCCAGGAGATGCTATATTTAGCGGCATCTTTTTATCCCCTCTAAATCCAGAATTATTCTAAAAGTATTTATCAAAAAGAGTATTTACAAAGGGAAAACGGTGCATGAACAAAATCACCAATCAGGATATTCCCACAAAACAAAATTTATTTTTTTATTTCTATTTCCAATGATTCTTTTTATCGTACATTCTTTACATTCATAAGAATATGATGATGGAAATCCTTTTTTATTTTTTCTTATCAAATAAAAGTCATATATTAAATCTTTTGTTTTTTTACAAGTTCTACATTTTCTTTGCTTAAAAAGCAAATGCTCCAATTCTATTTGATCATCTATATCCATTACATATATTCCCACATATATGAACGATCACCATATTCATCCAAATACCATCTATCACCATCCTCATCAATAAAACTGCCGGTATCAGTTAATCCATCTGATACAAATCCAAAAGGTGCCATATCCTGATCTATTTGATTTTTTTGTTCTTCATATATTCTTTTCCTCACATCATTGTCAGTCATCTCCTTAAAATAATCTTGTGCAACTAACCAGGAAAAAATTACAAGACACATTGCAAGGTCATCATTACATCCTTCTTCAGCTTCAAATGAATTATGTCTTTGTGCAAAAGTTGTCAATTCTGAGATAATATCATAATCTATTGTCAGTAATTTATCATCCTCAAGTAAAGTTTTTAAATTAGAACAACCTAGCTTCTTGACTGCAGAAGTCATTCTGACTCCAAGTTGAGATTTTTTTCCACTAAATCCAGATCCTACAATTTGACCTGCCCTTCCTCGCATAGAGCACATTAAAACATTATCATATTCAAGATCAAAATGTATAATATTTGCTACTTGATCTCCAATATCATTAACTTCAATCAAGACCCAAGAATTATTATATCCTCTTGCAACTTCATTAATAATGCTTGGAAATAGCATAGGTTTTATTTCATTATTTCTATATTTTGCGACAGTTTTATATGGAAAATTAGTTATATCAAAAACAACAAATGCAGAATAATCGTTTCCTATGCCACGCGCAACATCTACTGTTATTAGATAATTATGCTCTTCTATTGGGTGTTCGTAAATATCCAATCCAGCATTTCTTTTAATCGGATCTTCATAAACAAGATTTCTAAGTTTTGAAGGATTGATAAGAGTATTTACAGATCCTAAAAATTCACATTCAAATTCAACTTTGAATTGTTGTTCAGAAGTATTTGCTATTGTTTGAGATTTCCATTTTTCATCTCTACCTGGAACTTCGGACCAATGAACATCTGTTGGAACGTATTCATTTTTACTTTTTTCAGCATCGTGCCACATGCGGTAAAAATGATTCATACCTCTTGGGGTAGATACGATAATTACCTTTGTACTTTGTCCAGAAGAAATTGTAGGATAAACAGATGCGAAGAAATCATCCGCAATATGATTTGGAATAAACGCAAATTCATCCAGGAAGATAATATTATAAGAACCTCCACGAACCGCTGAGGCGGATGTAGATGCCGCCATTACCTTTGATCCATTCTCTAGTTCTAAACTACCTCTGTTCCACTGTAGAACGCCTTGCTGCATCCACTTAGGAAGATTCTCATATGCAAGTTGCAGTCTTTGAAGAAGATCTCTTGCTGTTGATGCCTTGTTGGCAAGGATTGCAATATTTACATTATCATTAAAAAGAGCATAATGCAATAGATATGAAACTACTGTGGTAGATTTACCCGTTTGTCTGGGCATTTTACAGATATTAAATCTGTTTTTGTGGAATCTCGTAATTAATTTTTCCTGAAATGGGTATAATTCAAAAGGAACTAGTCCATAATCAAGAGAAACAATTTTTATATAATTCTTGGCAAAATAAACAGGGTCATCCTTACATCTAAGGAATTCTATAACTTGTTCCTGGGACCACTGAATTGTGGTATTTGCTCTCTTTAAATTTGGATTAGATAGATAAGCATCAGATTGCTTAAGTTGAATATCTTCAATTAGCATAATTTAGTAAATCTCTCTCCATCTTATAGAAACTCCAACATTAGTACTGGTGTCGCTTATATTACTTACACGAACTGAAAAGATTTCCGAATCTGTGGAGTCATAATTTTGAGACAAGTAATTTTTCTTTGAAGTTGGCCCCGATTGAGCATCGGTAGTTGTTGCTGATGGTTTTTGTGAGTTTTGACTTTCTCCCGCAGCATATCCACCCATAAAATCTTCAAAATACGTTACACTAATTCCAGTTGCACTTTGATTATATTCTACAACTGATTCATCATTTTCAGAAACCCAGGTTCCTGTGGGGTTAATGCCAACAGAGCTTCTCAATTTTACGACTTCATATTTTACATTTCCGCCATTACTAAACACCGTAACATCTTCAAGTTTTACTGTTGCTCTATTTGGATATCCCTTAAATGAATTCTTCAATCTAATTGCAATAATTGGAACTGTAGTGCCGATACCAACAGTTCTAAGATTTGTCGTATGTGAAAATTCTCTACCAGACTCAGTATATCCACCTTCACTCATTACAGTAGAGCAGATTTGAATAAAAGAACCACCGGCACCTACTTGTGTACCGGTATTTTTAACCTCACATCTTACTGGAAGATTTGGGTTAGACATGTACACTGTTGGAAGATGGTTTGAATTGTAAAATTCATGAGCAATAATATTATAACCATCTATACTAAACCCACAACGAACTCTACCAACTCCTAACCACTCAAAATCCGTCATGAATAATTGGGTTTTGGTAATATCTAAACTGAAACCAGAAGGTCCATTTCCGTCCAGAGTATCTTTATTCCATTCAGATTGAGTAACTCTTCTATCTGAAGCAATCCCAGTCACATAAGATCTAATTACAAAACTCAAAGTTCCATCTGGTGCTTGCTCAAAGAAAATTCCATCTCTATCATCAAAATATCCAGTTCTTTTATAGACATTCTGTTGTGCTGCGCCAAAGTTAAATGTTGAATAAATTACCTGGGATTTGCCAGGCATGTAATGATGATATCTCTTTGTTTGGTGAATACAGTATCCGTCAGTACTAATTCCTGAACTTAAAATTGCTGCTGCCTGATTTACATCAAAAGTGACCGTTGCTCCAGTTCCCACCTTCACATCTGTAAAATCAGGATCAATAGAATAAAGATGTTTATAGTCCCCAAGTGTATAAGGACTTGATGATCTTAGTCTCCCAAAAGCATCACCAGAAAATCCTTGTCCGAGATCTTCATAAATTTCTCCATGCTTATTAGCCCTCATATAAACTTCAAAGAGGGATCTTTCTTGATTTAAATAATCCTGTTGATTTTTATTCCACTGAGCCATAGTTTAATCCTCTATTATTCAGACCATGAGAGTCTTTCTGGTTGATATCTTTGTGCGGTTTTAACTTTGACCGAACTAGTTGAATTTGGATAAATGTTATGGACAATTGCACCAGGATATTCATCTTGTAATTGTTCAGCAAGTTGATTTTTTGAAATCATTTTACCCTCAACTTCCATACGATATATCTTTCCTTGCCACATTACGTCTGCAGTAAAAGATTCCTTAGCAACCTCTGGTTCAGTTGAAGCATTCATATAAAGATTTCCATTGAAATCTCCAGCAATATTAATACTTTCTGATAAAAATTGTTGAAAACTTTTCATTAGTTGCATCTCCAGCGACGTAGTGCTTTGTTAATTCTTGAATCTGGATCCCTTGCAGTTTCTGCAGAAGTTAGTTTTGACTTCATACCTTTCATACGACGGCAAAAATTCTTACGACGATTTGCTCTTTTTCCAGAAGGATTTTTTTCAGTTACTGCTGTTTGAAGTTTTGAACCAGGATTTTCACGGCGATAAGCATTTACTGCTGCCTGACTCAGACCATCAGTTTTATCTTTACGATTGACTTTTTGCCAATCTTCATTAACCAAATCAGCACCAATACCTTCAGTTGGTTGTAGAGGATCTGGTTTTATTAAATCAACAAACTCAAAAGTTGTTGGATTTAATTTTAATTCTTCTCTCCAGTTTGAATAATTTTCTGGTACGCAATTGGGGACCAATTTCTTGCCTTTCTTTTTCATACCAACTTTCTTATATCCAGACCAACAATCTTCATCTACACTATGTTCACCACTATCAAGATAATCTGCGGCAGAATCTAAATAATCTGCTGCCTTAGTAATTTTTGATTGGACCCATGCCTCAATATTACCTTCACCCTTCATCTTTTTCTTAAGTCTTTTCGCTGCAGAAATAATTGTGGCAATTTCTGAACGAGCCATAGAGTATTCATGATCTGATTCTTTGGACTCATTTGCTGGATGAGGTCTATTTGGATTATATTTAATCTGATTAGAAGTCAAAATATCATTACTTTCAACTTTTGGTGGTAATGAATACATGTCCCAAAATTTTCCACCATATCTACATTCTTTTCTAGATTCATTTTTTTCACATTTGGGGCAATATCTAATCATTTCAATTTCTTCTGATTTTGTTCCCCAATTGTCTGCTCCAACTTTACGACATTTAACTAGTGCTCCAGATGCATATGCACTAGGCCAAACATCATATCTTGATTTTACTTTGCGATAGCAAGCATCTTTTTTACCACTACCTTTACCTGGTTTGTCTTTTACTTCGGTTAAGTCCATTTCTTCTGTTTTAACATTTGTTGGCTTGGCACCACCAGTTTTTTCTGGTTGATTTGGATCTTGTCTATTTTTTCTACTTCTTGCTCTTTCTTCCTCTTCATCCGAAAGATTTGCTGCCATTTTAGAACTTCCACATTTTGGTGTTGAAGATTGACCTTCTTGACGAGCACATGGTTTTCCTGCCCATTTACCACCAAGTTGGACCCATCCTCTTTTACCATCAGAAGATTTTGACTTATTGAACCAATCATGCAAACCTTCATCACCAGATTTAGTTTCTTCTTTTACATCTTTAAATTTTTTATGATGCTTTTTAGCATCAACTTCCATTTTTTTCAAACGAGTATAATAATCTGGAATTTCATCGAGATGTTGTAATGCAATATATTTTGCCAATTCAGCATCCTTAGTATGTTCATGTTCAATTTTTTGTCCCATACTCAACTGTTTTCTAATAAAAGAAACGTCAAGTCTATGTTTTTTGGCAATTTCTTCTACAGTCCTGTGGGATTTAAATTTATTCACTTGTAAAAAGATTACTCTTTATTATTTAGAAAACCTTGCTTTAGTAATTTAGAAAGTTCGGATGTAGATCCTACAAAAATTGCATTATTTGTTGTATTATTTGTAGTTTTTGTAGTGTCTTCTTCAACTTCTTTTAATTTCTTCTGAAGATCTATTAATTTATCTGTAGTATCGGCAACGTTTTTAATTAATTGACCGGCAACTTCATATGCTCTTGGAGAATCACTTTCACCAGCCAACTCCATAATTCCATTTATAGCTTCTTGCCCCTTTTCAATTAATGAATAGAGATTGGCCCTAGTATATTCATAATCTTTTTTAATATCATTTAAATTTTCTGACATTGCTAAACTTTTAACATCATTTTTTTCAACTTCTACTATTTCTGAAGGAGTTGAATTGATATTTAAAGTTTTATCTAATGAGTCATAATTTTTCATAATTTTTATCAGATATCCTCTCCTCTTGATGGACTGTATGATCTTGAATCTACAAAATCTTCTATACTTTCATTAAATCCAAAGTCATCTTCTGGTTCTGCATTAAATGGATCTACAGCAGCAGTATATCTAACTTCCCTCTTTGCAGTATTTACATCAGTTGTAGTATAATAATCAACCTGAACCTTACGAATAAGACCTTCAGTGGAAGTGGAAATAGGACCGAACAGATAAGTTTTTGCTGTGAATCTTAACGTATAAATCAAAACTCTTCTTGTAGAAAAATCCCCTTCATAATCATCTTGAAAAGATATTGAATCTAAAACAATAGGCACATCCTTTTTTTCGCCAATAGAATCAATTAAATCTATAGTAACATTAAATGCTGGTTGGAAGAATGGTAATATTTGTTCTAATATTTGCAAAGAATCATCATTTAATTTAGTTAATACATTTAATTCAAATCCAATATTATATGGAACCGGCAAATAAACCTTTTTTAATTTATCATCATCTGATTTATCTACAGCTTTAAATGATTGGGTAACACCAGTTTTTCTTCCGGAATCATATTGAATAGATACCATCTCAAATGACATTCTTGGTAAAATTATTTGAGTTGGATTATTTAACTCTGGTTGCTGTTGGATCCTAGCAAGAAATTTTTGCATGGGACCATATGCAAGAGGAACCTTTATGTCACTAATCCCATTACCATCAGAATCAGAATGTCTGATGTGTATGTCATTAAATAATGTACCAAAACCTATAACAGTTTTCTTAATTATTTCGTGGTAAAAGTAAGTTCCTAACATTAATATGTACCAAATGGATTTTTTTCAGAAAAATCTAAAATAGAGTCTGCTTGAATTTCTATTTCTAAATTTTGAGAATACTTATCATATATATCATAATTATTATATGAATTTACACTGTAAGTAGCTGATGAACTAGAACCTACCACAATTTCACCATTCAAAAATCCTGGATTATTAGTATCAATACCCACCATAGAAACCTTGAGTGTTTTTGAACCCAAATCCCAAGATTTTACTCTTGCTTTAGTACCAGACTTGGATCCAACTACAATTTCATTAAATATATAATTACCAAATCCAGTGATAATTGATGGATTTCCAATGGAAATAATTGGTGGGTTGGTTAAACTATATCCATATCCAGGATTATTAATTTTAACCGAGGATATTGTAGTTCCAAATCCTAAATATGCTGATGCAGTTGCGGTTTTACCAGTTCCTAAAATTGGAGATTGAATATTAATATTTGGGATAGTTGAATATCCAACTCCACCATCTGTCACATTAATTGAAATTATTCCATATTTATCAGTTTCTATATCACATGTTACTGCAGCACCAATACCTCCACCACCAACTATGGAAACTGTTGGTGCTATAGTATATCCAAATCCAGCATTAGTAAATATTATATCTTTAATTGATCTTGACCCGGCAATACTTGTTGTTATTGCTATAGCTTGTGCAGTGCCGCCAGATTGTGGAGAAGGTGAAAAAATTACAGATGGTGTAGAAGTATAACCACTACCATCTTGATTGATATAAACATTTTTGATATATCCTGTACCTAATACAGCTTGTGCTGATGCAGTTCTACCAACTCCAGAAAGATTAATTGTTGAAATATATCCTTTATCTTGAACAAGAGTGTCAATCTCTTCTTCGGTGGTATCAATAACTTCATCCTCATACTCAAATAGTTCACATTTTATTTCATAGACATACGTTTTTCCCAATTGGTAAAATGGTTGCTCATGCTCAACAAATTTAACTTCAAATAATCTTTTCCCTAAAGGAAAATAAATTAAATCTCCTTCTCTGGGTCTTGTTGAAACTAATATTTCTTCTTCATCCATAGATGATAAAAATGGAGAAATAAAATCTTCAAACCTTTCTTTTGAAATAATCAAGTTAAGTTCATCTCTTAAACTCATTCCAAATTTGGTTAAAATATCTCCAGCTCCCGAATAACCATCATAGCTTGAAACATAAGCCTCAAGTAAAAAATTATCATCAAATTTTGAAGAAACTACTTCTCTCATAATAGTTTCTTTTCTAACAAATTTTCTTGGTATATAAGAAATTTCTACACCATAAATTTTTAACTGTTCATTTATTAAATCTTGAACTAGTCTTTGTTCTCCTGGAGAACCTTGAAGAAAAAAGGGATTGAGTGCCATTATCCAATTATATCTAGTGGTGGTAGTTCATAATCCATAGACATCCTTGATTTTATTTCTTCCAGTTCTCTTTGACCATCTTCATATATTTCTCTACCATTTAACTCTATTCCTCCAGGAAGTTTAACTCCACGGAATTTGATTAGATTTTGACCCCACTGTTTTTTTAATAGAGCTGTTAAATATTTTTTCAAAAATGAATCATTATATACTTTCGTGAAATTATTTGGATCTAATATTCTATAACATTCAATAACCATATAATTACCTGCACTTTGAGCACCCCAATCAATATCCAAGTACAGTCTATTTTGCCTCTTATTAAATCTTACTTGCTTATCGGTTGTTAATAGAAAATCAATATCTTCTAGATAACTTTTTACCATTGCATATTGCAGTAATTCTACCGAATTAAAATAATACAAATCATTTAAAAATAATTGATACTTAATACTAAACATTCCACCAGAAATTGAACTTGTATCAAACTTAAATACCTTTTCTATACCTACAATAGAATCTGGAACTTGTATATAATTGGCAGTTTCCTCAAATTGAAATGTTTTTTGAACTCCATTTATTGTAGATGTTCCTGTGCTAGTAACAATTCCGATAGAATTTTTGGAAGATCCTCTATCAATATCTTCTTGTGTGATTTTGTACTTTAAATACATTTTTTCGACACCATCAAAGTGTCTTTCATAAAAATATTGCAAGGCATCATCAACGAGATCATCTATCTGATCATCATCTACATTTATTTCTAAGACAGGAGCTCCCAAACGTCTTAAACAATAATCTATTAATTCTTGCCTTGACGCTGGCTTTGCCATTTTTTTCTCCAGTAAGTACAGTGAAAATCACTAAAAACCCTAAAAAATATTTATAATCTAATATTCGCCGCCATCTAAATCAATATTACAAGGTCTATCCAAATCTGTATCAAGAGCATTGATAAACTCACAAGGTAATCCTGGAGAAATAGGTTCAGTAACAGATGCTATTAATACTTCATCTGGATTTACAAACTCATACAACCCAGTAGTTGAATTAAACATTAACAAATACTTATCGTTTAAATTTCTAGTATCAACATCTCTAATATCATTTAGAGAATTTGCTAGTGAAGAAGCAGAAACAACTTTTACTGCATTTTGTTGTCCAACTCTAACTCTAATGTCTGACATTATCTTGTCACTCCTTCTCTGACTAGAACCATCCCTTCTATAACCCTAGATTTTTTCCCGAAAGTATCAGTAATGACAACATCATAAACATATCTCCCCGGTTTCAAATTATTTGTTTGTGATGTTGTCAATCCTATTCTAATCTGACCAGCAGGTCCATTTGCTATTGTAGATGCAAATGATATTGACGTTGAACTGGCAGAATGTTTTCTTAGTTGAGACTTAACTGTATAACTTGTTAAATTTAGGGGATCATTGGTATTTGTATTTTCAAGAGTAAAAAATTGATCAAAGTCTGTACCGGCATTAACAATTAAATTGTTTACATATACTGCCGCCATTATTGGTTATTATTAAATGTTCTAAAAATATTTATAATTACTATTAGGCATTAATATTACTTAGGGATAAGATTGTTTCCTGCTGTTTTAGATATAGTCTAAGATACATTTTTGAGAATTTTTTCAAATCATCTAATCCTAAAGAATCAATAAATCTAGATTGTCTTTCATATTCAAATAATTTATCAATAGATGATAATTCAATATCACTTGGTTCCATTATTTCCATTTAAAATCTCCCTTAGTAAAAATTTAATTTCATTAATATCTTTTTTTAATTGGTCAATTTCCTCCCTTTCCTTTAATCTATTATTTTTTATTTTAATATATTGATTATATTCGTTAGTATCATAATTAACAATAGCTCCACTCTTTCTATCTCTATATAAGGTCTTAGATCCTTCAACTGGTATTAAATCTTTATCCATATTATGCTAATGCTATAGTTCTCAAATCTTTAAATTTGGGAATCTTAGATTCATTTGTAGATGACATTACTATTTTAATGGCATATGAAGTAAATGGATCTAAATTATCAATAGAATATTGATATTCGGAAAATTCATTTACCCTATTTGATGAAACAAATGCATCAGATCTTCCACTATTTAATGTAGAATCTAAAATAAAATCTCCAAATCCATCGCCATCAGTGTCCTTAAGATTATCATATCCTGGGAATAATTCAAATGATGGTACAGTTTCTCCAGATCCATTTCTAAAAATTTGATATAAAACTCTAAAATCACATTCATCTGGTCTATATGCTGCTAAAATAACTTTTAACGATGTTGCTGGTTGTTTGAGACTTATCTTATTTGAAATGTAAATAGACGTGTGGGGATCACCAGAAACTAAATTAACTCTATTATCTTTAGCGTAATCTGAAATAGGATTATTAATCCTATTTCTATTCAAAATAACAAATCCATTTTGAGTATCTAATACAGGAGAAAGATTCGGATCATTTGATGAAAGTGTTATTTTAGTTGTAAATGATTTTTTACTAGGTAGATTTGAAAGATATTCATCCTCATTAACTCTTGAGCAAATCATCCTTGTTGATGAAAGATAATTAATTTTATTTAATTCAACTGACTCAAATCCAGAATCTAAGAATGATTCTTCGGATCCACCTGAACTCGTTGATGTTGTAGTTCTTATTTGAGCACTAATCTTTGTAGATTGTCCAGGAGTTATAAGTGAAAATTGTGGAATGACAGAATCAAATTGAATGTTTTGTGTTGCCGATACATTATCTCCACCTATAATACTTCCAGTCTTAAAACTAAGTTGAGAAGAACCACTCGACCTAGTTTCCCTTGAAAATTGAAGGTGATAAGTATCAAAATCTCTTAGTGATTTTAATAATGGATCATTAGGCATTGTATGATCTGTATTAATCCTTAATAAGGATACACCATTTAGTTCATACTTAAATACTTGTGCTCCACCATCATGTGCCGTGATTGGTGTGTTATTTACGCCTCTTGTTTTAATGTTTAAAGTATTTCCAGTAATATTATCATATTCTATAACTTCGTCATCAACTAAAATATATCCCGTAGAAGTAGAAATTCCTTCAAAAGTTGAAAAAGATGATGCATTAACAACTTCTATTGATGTTGAAGTGACATTAAAATCAGAGTTTAACGTTGTTGGAATTGTATCTGGAAAAACTCCAGAAATTTTGACCTTATTAACGTCAGAATGCATTCCATGATTAAATTGAGTAATTTCTATAACATTACCACTATAGAGATTGTTAATAGTTGTTGATGAAGTTGTATATGTATTGGCTATTCCAACCCATGAATTTCCAGATTTATAATATAATGTTGTAGTGGGTGTTTCGTAAAAACTTTCACCTTGAACATCGCTCAAATATAATGTATCAATTCCATTAATTGCATTAATTGAAATTTGAGCACCTTTACCTTTGCTTACAGATCCTGTTGTAACACCTACAATATCGCCTACAGTATATCCATTTCCGGAAGAACCTACAGATACTGAAGAAACTACTCCGCCACTAACAGTAACTGTTCCGGTTAAACCAGAACCATTTCCAGTTATACTATACAATGGAACGTTTGTAAATGTACCATTACTATAACCAATTCCTGGGTTAGATATTGATAATGCTGTAACATTAGATCCCACATTTTCAATGGATCCATGTACGGAAGATCCCCCTGCACCAACTATTCTACCAATATTTAAAATAGATGACATATTTGTTGTAGTTACAATCCCAACTCTCAATTTCCTTGGGAAAGTTTTAATAGCATTCTCAACTAATCTTGGTAGATTTAAATCGTTAGTTGATAAATTAGGATTGTAATAAATTACATCTCCAATTTTTGAAGTAAAGTTTGCTTTATATAACTTAAACTTCATATCTTCATATTGTGAAGCTGTCCATATAGTTCCATTCTGTGATTTAAACAGACTCCCGCCAATATATTGCTTAGTTACAATTGTAGATTCAACATCGGGAAAATCCTGTGTATTTACTGTCACTTCTCCGGTTTTTGCAATCCAAAGTTCATTATTATTTGTTGTTGGTGATAGCACTACAATTGCATACTCTGTATTTGGTTGCAAATATATTGGAGATGGAAACTTAACATTTGTCGCAATTGATGCATCATCAGACACTTCAATATCAGAAGGATCTAATATGGCCCTAGCATAATCTTGAACTAAGTCTGCAGTAGGTGTTCCTAATTCAACAGTACGAATTTCTACATAAACGTTTTCTGTTGAATCCTTCTTAGCAAAGAATAAATCCAACGAAGTTAAAAATGCCCCAGTTTCATCAACAGTAAATGATTGGGCAAGGGGATCTTTGCCTCTTCTACGTCTTCTTGGTTGTGGGGGGCGAGGTCTTACTTGAACTATAGATTCTTCAGTAGTTACTACAACACCAGAAGCATTGTAAATTCCAATAGCATCACTTTGTGGGGAAGAAAATTCATCGTTATTTTGGCTAGCGGTTATTTTTAAAGTACTATCCCCTGTTGGTATTTTAAATGAAATAGGAACATCTCTATTTGTAAAATCAGGAATATAAAAACAACCTGATATTTGACCATTGATATCCGAAACCAATCTAATATTTGTAACTACTGCAGTTGCACCACTAGTCTCACCAATAATTTGCTGTCCAACCGATAAAAATCCTCCAAATTCTCCAAGTGATTCTTCGGATAAAGAAGAAGTATCAATATTTAATATCGTTGATGTTGCAGAATATGTTGATGATAAAATTTGAGAAGTATTATATGGACTTGATGTATATTTTTTTGTTGGATTGTTGTATGGTCCAAATTTATGATTTGGTTGAGCACATCTTCCTCTAAAAGTTAGACGACGACCTTTAGAACTTTGCCCAAAAATAGTTTCACCTACCTCAAAAATTCCAGATGTCATTGAAATTTCAATTAGTTTTGGAACAACGAAGATAGAACTTGAATTGTTGATGAATGGATAATGTTGAGTTAAAGATCTTAAACCCCCTGCTCTGAATTCTACATTTCTTTCTCTAGCATAAGATTCTTCTTGAACAGTTGTTTTTAAAGATTCGACGTAATCATATGGTTTTGTTCTTCTATTTGCCAGTACAGTCCTAGATCTTGATATATAAACATGCCTAACCCACTCATCTCTTGAAGGATTTAATACTATAGACCCTTTATACTCTATATAATTGAATGGATTTACATTTTCGGTTCTTGAAGCAAATGGTTGCTGTATCCATGTTTTTTCTGTATAATTTAATGTAATTAAATCCCCAGTCTTTCTGACATTTTTATCAAGTAAAACTAAATCATCAGAATAATCTGCAGTTTCTGGATTTATACTAGGATCTAATGCCAATTGAGGTTTAATTGACCATAAATGTGACATTGGTAAGAGATTTTTCTTTTCCGTATCAACAGAACACTGAACATCACTATTCGTTTTATCTAATAAATCATTATTTTTAAAATCATCTACAAAAAATCCAGATTTAAATCTAGATAAACCGTCAGCATCTTGTATTTGTAAAGTTTTTGTATCTAACTCCAGTAACGAAAGTGATGTAATTTCTTCTAGGTTTTTAATTCTAGTTTCAATACCACCAATATCCCTCATCGTATATCTTCTATTGTCAATTAGTTTAATTTTAACATTATTAATCTGAGAGTCATATAAGTATGCAGGTAACTCAATAGAAGCAATATCCATTGCTTCTTCAATATTAGTAGGTTCCTTCGGATTTAATGACGATACACCTTTTATCAGAGACAATTGCCCTAGTTTGTTCAAAACAACTTTATCAATTCTAGGCAAGTAAAAACTATATCCAATTGAGGAAGATTCTCCAGGAGTTATAACAACATTTGGAGTTATTGACGTTGAAGTTCCAAAAGTTTTATTTTCATAATAAAATGGTGATGAAGTTGTAGATGTAAATTCAGAAACCCTTGGTCTAAAATCTATTATATCACTACAGCGTAATGTAGTTATTGAACTTCCATTTGAATAATTCACTGATGGTATATCTTTGTTATACCTATCTGAACCATATGAATCGACTGTGTAAATGTCACCATTATCGTTGGATGGTATCTCATAAGCATCAAATATTACTAATAATTGTTTATTTGGTGCTGAAAATTGAGATTTTCTAACTATTTTAGAATAATCATAATATTCATTTTTTTGACCTTTATCCAGATCATATCTATTTGTGATATTTAAATAATTGCCAAAAACTATACTTTGTATAGATAAACTAATTGCAGACTCTTGAAAATCTACTATTTCCCCAGCAATAAATTTCTTATTGTTTAAATAAACAAATTCTATGCTATTTGAAAATCTAGTAACTATTTGTGCTATAGATCCTGATGTTTTACCAATTATTTTTTCACCAAGAACAGATTCTGTCGATAAGTTAATTCCAGATGGGAATACTAGAGAATCTAAAGTTGGTTGAGATGTATTTAAAGATTCATAAACACACAAAATATTTACAACATCTGGAACATTAAGAGAAATTTCAGAATCTTCTACACGTAGTCCATAATATTGATTATAAGTCACTCCATTTGTTATTGTAGAAACACCAGAAACTGACTTGTTTATAATTATTTTTTTGCTACGAGAAAGATTCTTAGATTTACTTCTTACTAAAGTTTTATTTAATGTAACATTAGCAGTTATATTTGATTGACTTGGTAATAATCCTGAAAAGGTTACCTGAGATCCAGCATTATTTACATCCACTTGATCAGAAGTCAGAGGCTCTATAGTTCCATTACTATATGAAATTGAATATCTTTCTTCATCAAATGCTGTAAAATAAGTACTTGTGATTCCTGCGATTTCCGAGTTAGTTATTGTAAGATTTCCATTAGAATCTGTAGTTTTTCCTTTAACTTGATATGATATAATTAAATTTGACCTACCTAAATCTACAGAAGAAATATTTGTATGTGCTAGTGGAGTATATAAAGAAGATTTTTCCTGATCCCTCAATATTGGATCAACAATGCTGAAGTTTGTTAAAATATTTGATGGTATTGCACCATCAGATACTGACGTGACAGTAGTTCCTTGCCCTATTGTCAATGTAGATCCATCAGAAGATACTGATACTACTCTATTGTAAGTAGGTACAGACTTGTCAGATCTTTGATATTTAATGATAGAATCACTTCTAATTCCAAGAAATGATTTTCCGGGACAAGTTGCAATTCCTGTTGATCCCAAATTAGTTATTGATATACTATCACCTATATTAAATCCTTGTTGTACTTTATTATAGAGAACTGTATCTGCTATAAAATCTGTTGGTATTAATCCAGATGATACCGATGTAGTATCTTGATATACTGATTTTATATCTTGACTATTATACTTTATTAATGATTTTATATTTCTTGAATATAACTCTGCACCATTTATTAATATTTGCTCACCTTTAATAAATGATCCAGAAACTTGTGTCAATGTTATTGTTGAAGAACTTGCATCTGCAACAGTAAATCCAGAAGCTCCGGAGCTAACACCCTTAATATATGAAGATTTTGGACATTCGGATGAATTTAAACTTTCATTTAAAGTTAGAGAAGTATATATTTGAACATCAAATAAATACAAATCCCAAATTGAGGCGTTATCTGAGTAAGCCGCATCAGTTAAACTATGGGAATATACTCTTGCCTGTCCGATATTGGTTCCTGTCCCAGAAGTTGTTGAAGATGATCTTCTTTGATTGTAAAAATATACAATATTATTTGAAGTGCTAATGCCAACTAAAGGAGTTCCATATACATTATTAACTTTAAGTAAATTTCCCATTTCAAATGGGACAAATGAAGACTCTGATGAGGTTTCTCTAGGTTTTTCAACATCTAAAATAGTGTTTTCGGAAATATCAATATCATATCCATATACATATGCCTTTATTGGAGAAATATTTACGCACAATAAATCATCTGAAGGTGTATTTCCGTTGACAGTTTTTTGATCTAGGTTATAAATTCCATTATTAGAAATACCATCACTTAGTGAATTTTGAACACTAACATTTGTCGGTATAATTGTATAATTTCCAGACTCTTCATAAGTTCTCTTAGCAAAATAATCTCTTATTATAGAATATGATGATTTATCTTGAATCTTTTTGACTTCCCCATCAACTATTTTAATTATTTCAATAAAATTTTTATCATCAAAGTCATCTAATTCTTTTTTGGTTAATTCTGTAGAAATTCTAAACCTATCTGCACCTGGAGCAGAAAAATTAGAGAATCCGGATGCATTGTCATTTAAACTTTTATCTTCATTCGATGTTACGATTTCTTCAAAGACAGTAAATCCTACTCTATAAGATGTTTTGTTTGAATAAGGATCTAATATAATCTCAGATTTTGAAACATTTACAAAAGAACCTCTTATAAAATAAACACCATCATTAACTCCAACTGAAGATCCAACAGCGGTTGAATTAATACTAATAGTAGTTGCTACAGTATTATTTTGATTAATAGTAGTGTTTCCATAAACAATATTTTCATTTACAATTAAATTTTCACCATCAACAAATTGTGAATTATTAAAATCAGAACCGGAACTTAAATACTTTACATATAAAGTAACATATTCAACTCCATTTTCCGGTGGAATATTATAATTAACAACCGTTGCTGTTGTGCCAGATACTGTTCCTGATATTTTTTTATTTACTAATTCATTGACATATAAAGAAACTGGAATTCCCAAATGTTCCGAATTTATTTTTACCGAATAATATTCAGAATCATAAGTAATTGATCCTGGAATTACAAGAGACCCATCTTTAAATATAGAACTTCCAAATGACTCTATTTGATTTTGTAATATAGATTGTAAAGTCGTTAATTCTCTAGATTGTACAGGATATCCTGGTTTAAATAAAACTTTATAAAAATTTTTATTTACATCAAAGTCATCAAAATATGGACTTACATTTAGATTAGTTTTTTGGGCCATTTGTTAGAATTCCAGTATAATTTTAATGTCTTCTTTTTGTCTAGAATTTCTAGAAATCAATGCTCTGTTGTCCAAATAAATTATTTCACCAGACTTTTTATTTATCTCTGGATCTGCTAATCCAGAATTAAAAATAACACCCAAATTAATTATTGCAGATCCAGTGTTAGTTGTTATTCCAGAAAAATTGAGATCTATAGATCCAGAAAATGTATTTGAAATTATTGGATTAGATGATGATTCAAAAGATAATGTCTTTGCTGATGTGGATAAACCTACATAATCTGTTTGAGATGATCCTAGATTGAGATATAAGGACCTATCCTGATAGTACTTTAAAACACCGGTTTCTACATCATATGATGCAACATATCCATAAGCTATTCCAGATGAAACTTGTTGGCGAATTTTATCACCAATAGATAAAGTTCCAGCACTATTAACGTTGTTTATTTTTATTGAATATAGGGAAGAAAATTGTTCATCAGTAAAAATAGTATCTGATGTCGCAAGTGATGGATTTTTTATTATTCCAACCTGCGAAAACTTTGTATCTATTGGAAAATCTTTTGTAGAATCATCGAATCTTGCATAAACAAGAACTCTATCAGATCCTAATTCTGAGTAAATATCATATCCATGACCTTTTGATGGTGGAATAATCGGAATCAATTCGGCAAACTCTTGTGGTTGATTTAATACACTGGTTCTCAAATCAACCATACCATAAGTATATCCTGTGCCACCAGAAGTAACAGTTGCACTAACTATAGTTCCGGCATCATTTACAGTTATTAAGGCTTTACCTCCTACACCGTCACCTAAAATATCGACCTCTCCAATATTAAAGTAACCTAAACCACCATTTTTAATATATATTTTTTTTAATTGATTTTGTATATTTTCACTATTTCCATTCTCCCTCACAGATTGTATTGAGGGGTCTGTTGATGTTTCCCAATCATTTGGGAGAACTATGTAATCTGTAGAATCAAATTTAATTACATCTGATGGAGAAATAGTAAATAAATATTTCCAAATATACCCATCACCACTTTCTCCAGCAGGAGATGGTTCCAAATCAGTAAAAGTTGGTTCATCTTGAGATGCATTTCCGATTGGATTTTCCCCAGACGAACCATTATCAATACAAATATATACTCTATAATCTGAATTTATTACATAGTAGTTGGCATCATAAAGTCTTGATGAATTTGTTATTGGAGATGAATTAAATAAGCTGTAGTCATGCCTATACATTTCATATCTTACAGATTTAGTCCAATCTACTCTTCTTATTAATCTTCTCACATTGTTTCCGATAATTTTTTTGCCAAAAATTATCGTATCTTTATAATGATTGAAATAACTAAAATTGTCCACAGGTTGTGGAACATTTTCATTCCAATTATCTGTCCTCCCAAAACCTATCCCAGATGGATTTGGGAGACCCAAAAATAGGTAATAAGAATTATCTGCGTTTTGAACAGAATCAACAAAATTTTTAGAATTTAATATTCTAAAATTATCTGAGACAATTGCTGCCATTTTAAAAAGTTTTTTTACTATTTATATCGGTATATTTGGTCTTAATGCTCCAAGACCTTCAAATCCATATCCTCTTCTTTGCATTACTGGGAATGATGATAAACCTGAATTTATGGTAAAGGAACTAACTGCAATGCCTATGGGTGATAGTCTTTCAAAATTTGACAATCTCCCCCAAGAAAATCTCCCTAACGGATTTGTTATTGATCCAAATGTTGAAATTCCAATAACTGAAGAATCTGACTTCACATTGCATATAATTTCCGCATTCGCAGCTAATTTTGTTATGGAGTGGATATAGTAAATATTATTTAAAAATTGAGTTCCAACACCAATAACTGCAGAATTATCAGAATCTATAGAAGTAACTCCAGATCCAACCTTAGTATCATATATGTAAATTGGGTATCCAACTTCCAGACCATCAAAAGTCAATGCATCTGTGCTCCTTAAGTTAAATTTGAGAGCTAGTGGATTTGAAAGTGTTCCTGTTGTTGTTGTAATTCCAGTAACAATCCCAGAAAATCCTTCTACATTTGCAACATTTCTAATATTTTCATATCTAACTGCAGGAGATTCAACAATAACTTGAACTGGAATAGAAGGATCATATCCAAATCCTGGACTAGTTATAGTAATCGGAGTAGATACTGATCCATTAGAAATGTTTGCTACTGCGGATGCAATTGATCCAATACCACTCATTATATTTGGTGGTGCTGATATTTTTACATCAATTGATCCGCCAGTATATCCGGATCCAGGATTAATGATGCTTATCGATTGAATTGTTCCACCAACAGAAACAACTGCAGATAATCCTGCCGAAACCGGATTACTATTTTCGACAATTAAAACATCAAAATCTATAATGTCTATTGGAGATTCATTTTCTTCATATAGGAAAAATCTAGAATCATCAACAAATACTTCACTATCAGAAACATTTACATTTTTAATAATTTTTGCAGTTGGATATACTCTAGACTCTAGAGAATTTCTTGACTTATATACAGGTTGTCCATTGATTATATAATCAGATTTTTGTTTTGTCCAACTTAAAATTTTATAATTTGGTTCATCAGTTTCTATTCCTGGACCAAAATATATATTTGTTTCAAATTCATCTGAAGTATTAATACCAACAATTGTTCTTGGATTTTGAGATACTGATCCATATATATTATCATTTTTTATAGCCTGAACTGTATCACCAACCTTGAGAGTTTCCACAACATTGACAATATTACTGTCAACACCTCTAGTTCCTCTGTAGAAGAATATCGCTATATTATTTTCAGGTTTTGGTGGTTCCGTAAATGTAAATGATGATCCTCCAGAAAATTGGTAAGAAACTCCCGGATCTTGAATTACACCATCAATGAATATTAATAGAACAGAATTTAAATCTAATATTGGATTATTCGTTTCAAAACTTAATGTATTTCCTTGATAAATCAAAGGAAATCTAACTCTCTCACCATCTTGTAAAAACTTTATTGTATCAATATAATCAAGTTCACCTAATTCTATTGCAGAAAAAGAATCTGTAAATATTTCTGTAACTGTAAGTGTAAAATCACTTATTGGATTTGCTAATCTCGCGTCAGTTACTAGACCAACTGGTTTAAAAACATCACCAATTTCAAAACCATATCCAGGTCTAGTGATTTTGAATGAATTTACTGAAAAATAAGTAGATCCAATTCCCGTGCTACCATAAGAGGGTCCTACCTCAACACTCATAAGCAATCCAGTTCCAGTTTCGGTAGTTATGCCTGTAGAAAGTCTTGAAACACCGATAACTGGTAAATTTTCATATGAGGGTTCTGGAAGTATTAATTGTGGATTAGTGTATCCACTTCCACCATTACTAATATTAAACGATAAAGTACCACCTAATCCAACAATTGCAGAAATTACTGCGCCAGTTCCGGTTGAATCTGTTATTGATACAATTCCAATATTTTTATTATATCCAGATCCCCAATTACCAGTAGTTCCAATACCAATAGAGGTTATTGTGCCACCAGATACTGATGCAGTCACAGAAGCTCCTACAAGCGGTGCAAATCCTATTCCATCGGTCGATCCTAGAGAAACAATAATACCACCTCTTGGTAATTGATTTTGATTTACATCAGTTTCTGAGACTATAATTTGCCCATTTGAAGAAGTTATTCCTGTAAATACAATTTTTGTTTTTCCAGATTCTTCAACAGTTTCATAATTATTTCCTGAATTATTTTCAGTAGATGGAGTTTGGAAAATATCATTAATAAAAACTAAATTACTACCAGGTTGAACTCCAGTTGTATTAATTCCCTGAACAGTTAAGTTCATAGAAACACCAATACCTGTAAATTGATCAGAAATATCGTCATAAATCACGTTAGTAGTATAATCTTGCCTTAAAAATACCCTTCCATTAAAAGATGATGCTGGTCTTGGTAAATTAGTTTCATTTTCATCAGATAAAGATCTTCCTTTTGGTGCATTAGTAAAATAAATTTTACTTCCTTTAATATTATATGCCCCCCTATAAACCCTAACATTCGTAGAATCAGTGTGAGATGTGGCAGAAGATCCTATAAAACCTCTTTCAACTTCCACTAATTTAAATGTTCCTATTCCAGTTATAGGACCAAATCTACTTTGACCCAACCCAACATTTACAACATCAACATACTCATCATCAATTTTTAGAACATCAAAAAAGAAAACTGATGATATTCCACTTAAAGAAAATATAGTTGTATCTATTCCAACTTGACCACCATTATATTGCAATGTATGTGATATTGGCGTATATTTAATTGGATTTTGAACTACCCCATCCAAGGATAAAACGGTTTTTTCAAGTTTTTTATACATTTCAAATTTGTGAGCATTTCCAGATCCTAGTGAAGTGAAGGTTACACCTATCCCAGACCCAGTAGTTGAATAGTCATATCTTGTAGATATTCTAAATTTATCTTCATCAATCTTGATGGCATAAACTTCTTTTGGAAGAATAGTTGTTAAAACTCCAACAGAATTTAAAGTAGATCCTATTCCAAGTGGTAATGGAGAAATAGTGTTGAATGTAGATCCCTCAGTATAAATTAATCTTTCTCCAGTACTAAAGAAATGATTTTTTATTGTAAATATACCAGTTGATGGATCTAAAATTGAAGAATTTGTCGGATTAAAAGTTTTTTCAAATATGGAGAAATTTTTATGTTCTAAAGGAAAACTATTTTTGGAATATCTATCACCATTAATAGCATTGAAGAATGCTATAGAAACAGACTCTCTTATTTTCCCATATTCTAGTTGATTTGGAGTATTTAATGAGTCATATTCTGAATAAAATGCCTGATTAAAAGATTGCAATAAATATTGGCTAGAATTATATTCAGAATCTGGATAGAACACTAATTCAACATTAGTTCCATTCAATCTACCACCAAAAGTTCCTATACCAGATGAATTGTTTATTGACAAGAAGGGGTAATTTTTTGTATATACATCTTCACTATTATGAATAGTTAATACTTGATGAAGAGCACTTGTGTTTCCAATAGATACTTTAACTATAGTTTTAAATGCACTTATACTTGATAAATCTTCAGATACTATTGTTGTTGTTCCGGTAGAAACTGAGAAATTAGAATCATACTTTACACTTTGTGTAGAGTCTTCTGGTTGATCATCAGATAAAAATATGTAAGTTCCTATTCCAGATGCTGTAGATCCAAAACCTACAACCTTAGATCTTATCAATAGTTCACTATCTGTACTATTTTCATAAGTTAAAGTTAAAATTTGAGAATCTATATATGAAGAAAATGTTCCGATACTATTTGATGATAATGATGTATTGTCTAGAGTATCAAAATAATATTCAGAAATATAAGAATCTGTACCATCAGTAGTTAAATAGATGTCTACAAAATTAGATTCACCACTAGGTTTTTGTATAATTTGAGTACTAACATAAACTGAAGATAACTGGTTAGTATCAAAACTAATAATTGATACAGTTGATCCTATTCCACTAGTAGCAGCAATTCCACTTAAATTCACCAATCCTATAGAATAAGTTCCAATACCAGACTCAACAGATGAAAAATTACTCTTTAAAATTTTCACATCAAGGTCTGTATCGAAAGGATCATCTGGTATGATCTCCAATGCATTTTTATTATTAAAATCTATAAATCCATTTATATCTGATATTTTATTTTCTGTACTAAAAATATTCGCTTTTTCTAAAATATAGATATTGTCCAGATCATTTAATGTAGATATTTCAATTAGTTGAATATCTGAAGTTTTTGGATCTTTGATTTGGATAAGAAAATCAGAATAATTATCCGTATAAGTAATAATCTTTTGTGTTTCTGCTGTATTTGCTACCCTATTATCGACATTTGAAAATAAATCTTGAATATTATCAATCTTTAATACGACGTTTGAAATGCAATCAATATAATCTGTTAATTTTTTATTTTTTAATCTTAAAAATTTGGAATAATTTGATACAACATTGGTGTCTAATACTAAGTCAAAATTATTAATAGTATCAACTCGATTTTCATCGATATAATCAATTGTAACACTATCATTTGTTAAAAATTCTTTTACACCTACTGTAGAAGATGAAGAAACTTGTGTATCTGCAAAATTCTTAAGACCTATGGGATGTAGTAATTGATTGACAGGACTAGATATTTCATCATACTGTTTAGAACTCTTAATTGAATAAGATAAATTTTGATAATAATCACTATCTATTGTCACTTGATAATAATCATTTAGTTTTCCAACATCAGATTGCCACCCAAAATCTTTTTCAGTATATGAATCAATATTTAATTGATTATTTTGTTTTAAAATAGATTTAATCTCTCCAATTACCCCTGAAATTTTTCCTTTAATTATATTACCAATTTCAAGATTATCGTATTTTTCATCAACATAAGCATTTTTGTCTCCAGATGAAGTAATTTGCAAATCCTTCTCAACAAAAAATTCACCTTCCTTCACTAGTACTTTTTCACCTATGGTAAATTTGGAATTATTTTGGGTAACTTTAAATTTAGGATAATTTGAATAATCTACAATTAAACTATTAATAGATGGATTAATGCTAGGAGTGCCCCCATCCGAAGAAAAATTAGAAATTTTATATTCTATGACTGCTGGATTGGTGTTGAAATAATTATAAACCTCAAAAAATACATAACCATAATCAGATGAATTAAATCCATCACCAGATTCACTAGTATTTTGAATGCCCTCAACAAATATTAAATCACCTGTAGAAAAAATTGGTGTTGGAAATCCTAAGACTGGAGTTTCTATGATACATGTAACAATTCCACTTGATGAGTTATAACTTACCGAAGTGATAGGAATTCCATTAGTATTATTGATAGAAAATACCTCACTTTCAATCGGACTTAATCCATATGGAGTTTCCAATATTTCAACACTACCTATAGATGAATTATTCAATATTGGTTTAAGTTGACCATAAGGATAAACTTCACGAGTTTCCGAATTTAAAATAACTAGCGAAGGTTCGGATATATAATTTTTTCCTCCATCTAAAACTTCTATACTTTCAACTTTATCGGTGTTGATTAATTCTAATATCGTTGGAAAATATGATTGGGGATTTAGAGTGTTATCAACAGAATAATCATACCCCTGATTAAAAACTTTAATGTCTGCAACTTTACCTATAGAAGACGATGATAATCTAATTGAAGCACCCTTTCCATTTTCTGATAGTATTTTTGAAAAAGTCGGTAGTTTTTTATAGTTAAAACCATTTGAAATTATATTTATTTTATTCACTCCACCATTTTCTGTTTTTGAAGTTGTTGAATACTCAAGAATATCACACTCATCTGCACTATATCCCAAAATAATTGGATTTTCCAACAGAGTAAATGAAAATGTAGTAGATCCTATTCCAGTTACCGAATATCTTCCATTATATTTGGAATCAACAAAAGATAATTTTGAATAATTCACAACATCTACATCACTGAAAACAGAGACACCATCTTTTTCTAAAGAATAAAATAATTCATCCGGAATTTGTGTTGAAAAATCTAATGTAAAACTAGCATCGGTGCTTAATCCAACCGTTCCAATACCACTGGTAATAAATTCTTCGGAAGATTCAGTTGATTTAAATTCTTTATTAAAATTTTTATCATAATAAAGTTTAAATTCATATCCAAATAAAGATGTATCACTCAAATCAAATTTTAAAGAATTATTTTTTGTTATGTTAATCTGTGGATTAATGTTATATACAAATTGACTAGATCCTCCAGAACTAGCAATACTGACTAAGTTTGGTGGATTAAGATTTAAATCATATAAAGTTTCTGCAAAAGAAAATTTATTTGAATTTATTCTATAAATGTAGTATGATCCTGTCTGCAGACCAACCGGAATAGGTCCTAGTGCATTTTTATAATAAACTTTATCTCCGGTATTAAAATTATGATTTATTACTGTTATTTCATTAGTTGCAGTGTTTATACCAGACGAGCTAAATCCTATTGGATTTATTAAAATTTTCTGTATTGAGTCGTCATATATCACCTTTACTGAAGAGGATGTTCCAATTCCCACAGTAGTTTTTGGTTGAACATTTAAATCTATGATATCATTTTCTTCCAAATTATGTTCAGTTTTTAAAGTTATTGATGCAGTTATTCTTTCAACTTTTCCAGTAACCTGAGTGTAATTACTTTCAAAGTAGTATTCATATTCATCAGAACCATTATTAACAAAAAATAAACCATCAGAACTTGTAGTTAATTCTACATTAGTACATAGTCCAATATAATTATTTGATTTTTTAATTATATAAACTCTTTCAGAATCTCCATTTGGAAGAGAAAATGATGCTCCATCTGAAGTTTTTTTAGCAAGTAATGATGAAGATAGTGGTGGTTTTGAAAGAGTTACTTCCTGACCAGTTTTAAATGGGTGATTTGGTAAATATATTGATTGTGTGGGAACGGAAACATCTTTATCAACCTCACCGACTGATGTTGGAACGATCCACGCTAATCCAGAAGTTGTTCCAATACCAACAGAATATTGTGGATTAAAATAAACTTTATCATTTATTTTTGATTCAAAATAATCAGTTTTTACTTGTACTTTAAATTTATTCTTTACGAAAGATACTGGAGTAGATAAAGTATGTGCGATCCCTGTAAGAGTTCTTTTAACCCTTAAAATTTTATTAGTATCAAAAATATTTAAGACCGTTAAATTTTCATTATCAATTTGTATCACATCATCGATAAAAAGAGTCGATGGAATGGATGACAAGTATATATCGGTTACAATTCCTGTTCCCGATGGAATTGGTGCAAGTAGAATTGAACTATCACTTTCTACTTTACAAATTTTAGAACCACTTAGATTATTTACGAATGTGGATAACCCAGATATTGTTACTATATCGTTATCAAATAGTTGATGGGATGTTGAAATGTATGCTGAAATTTCCCTTGTATTTGTCCAAGTAAATATGAAATCATCGTAGGTATCAACTTCAGTATCTATTCTATCTACTTCTTTTCCATAAATTTGAGATACCTTGGCACTAAATCCCCCTCCATTCGTATTACTATTATCAATTTCTACAAAATCACCAACCTTATAATCACTCCCTCTAGTCTCAACTAAACATTTATCTATTGATCCGGATGAAACAGACTCTATTAATATTTTCTGATCTACAATTTCGTTAGATTCTACAATAAAATCATTATCTGCATATTTTTCATTTGATTTATATGGGAATGTATTTCTAATTAATTTTGAATTTTCAAAATCAAAATCTTGATCCAAATTAAAATTATCAATAATTACTGGAGATCTAAAATATTCTCCAATAAAATATGGATAGATTCCACTATTGTTTATTGTATTTACAGTTGCAAAATACGCATAAGTCCCATTTGGAAACTCTGGAGTTTTACACCACCTGCCATTATAAATGTCCAAATCTCCAGAATTATTAAAAATATAATCTTCTACAAAAGTTCCATAAGGAAATTCTGTGGTTGATGGTCTATTCTGAATATTATTTGTATTGAGTATATACCCAGATTCAATTACTTTTAGATCTGACGTTAAATCTTCAGGATCAGAATGCCCATATGGTCCATATATTGGATTTCCATCATACGCCCACCCTATAATTGGAGAATGAAAATCACCATTATCATTAAATTCTTGAGAGAATAATGATGTATCGTATGATATACAACCATATTGAAGTTTATTTTTAGAATCCTGTAATACAAAATTTCCAAATCTAGATCTACTATCAATTGATAAATCCCTTATTTTAATATCAAGTAATGCATTATATCCAGCTGGGATAACAGAAATAGAAGTTTTTGGTAATGTATAATTGACTCCGGAAGATAACACAATAACATCAACAATTTTGTTATCTACTATTACTGGTCTCAATTTACAACCAACACCGTCACCAACAACTAATAAATCTGGAGTACTATAATATTCAGTGCCCGATGATTCAACTTCTACTCGGACAATAGATCCATTAATTATAACGGGGCGTAATAAAGCATCTTTTCCGGTTTTTATAAAAATAAAAGGTTTTTTCTCAAAATTTATCAAAGATGATCCATATCCTACACCAGATTCATATAAATAAGCATCAACAATTTTTCCTCTAACTACTGGAGTGGCTACAATATTCCCAGTAAAAGTACTTCCATAAGATACTAATATATTAACTTTAATTTCTGGATATTTAAAAACATTAAACCCAGATCCAGATGATTTAAAAGTGGCAAATTTTTTACGATTATAATCAGTGGTATCTTTATTTGTTCCAGCGTTTGCTAGTCTAAAAGTGTCATTATCAATTTTTAAAATATAATATTGATTAGTTGTAGAAATACCTGATATTGGTGTTCCAGTTGAATAATATTCAATAAGGTCGCCATCATTAAAATTATGATTTGTAAATGTAACAGTACTATCAATAGTAGAAATTCCAGTTGGACCAACAAATAATGTTCTATTTGTGTAATTAGAACCAGGATCTATTACTTTAACCGAATTTAATGTGTTGTTCGATACTGTTCCAAATTGATGTATCCCCGAAAGATATTGTGTAGTAAAACCTACTGTATTAATTCCGGAAACATAATCATTTAAAGTTTCATAAATTTGTATAGTTTTATTATTAACAATACTTGCATAATATGAAGATCCATCTACTAAAGTTCTCTCCTGACTTAGATTGGATCCACCAAAAATACCTATGCCAATATCATTTCCTACAGAGTTATAAATTATTTTCTCACCACTTTTAAAGTTATGATCAGTAAGAAAGGTTATCGTTTCATTTGTAATATCAATTCCACCACCTTCAAATATCTGCCTACCATCAAAAGAAACACTTCTAAATCTTTTACTTAGAAATGGCTCTAATTTACATCCAGTTCCATTGCCACCTTCTACTGTAACAGATAAAACTTTTTCAATATCAAAATCCTGAGGATCTATCAAAACTTCCTTAACAGATCCACTAACAACCGGCTGAATTAGTGCAGTTACACCAGAACCTATGGATGGTGAAGATACTTGAATTCTGGGTAAATTAATAACATCATAATTTTCTCCACTATTTAAAATTAAAACATTCTTCAGAGGTCCATAATAAATTTTATTTAAATAAGAATAATTTAAAATTTCAACCCCATTTTTTAACAAACCCAAAGATCTGTAATCTTTGGTTTTATTTCTTTCTCCAGAAGATAAATTTTTCTTTATTGGAAACTTTCTTAGTATTTTTTGAATTCCAATTTCTTTTGATCTTTGAATTCCTAATGTAAATGTATGAGGTCCATCAGATTCTAATAAAGGCAATAAATTTACAAAATTACTAGAACCAATGAAAGATTTTGATTCATATAATCTTATTCTATCGGTACTAGTTACTTCAACATAATATAATTCTCCTGAAGTTAATCCGGGAATATCATTGGAAGAATTGTAAATTATATAATCTCCAGTTTTGAACGGATTATTTACAATCTTAATTAATGAATAAAATCCAGTAGTTGCATTTTTTCCATCTAGATATTCTTCTGTAGCATATGGTATTGTTTTTTCAATGATATTTTCACTGATTGTGTATGATGGCAATCCATTTGCTGAAACATATAAATATTCATCATTTTCATTATAAACATTTTGAATATTTGATAATACATTATCATTACCATATTCAATAGGAATTGTAGTACTTATTGCTTTATCTATTTTTCTACGAATATCAAAATATGTCGATCCAGAATTTGGATTAAAATTGATGAGATTTGATACTTCTACAGTATTTGTGGAAGTATTAATATTAACAATAAATGGTACATTGAGAGTAGAATGCGCTACAGTTTGAGTTCCTCTATATAGAATCTCAACATTATCCCCAACCTTGAGACTTGATTTGTCTATAGGACTTTTTAATTTAAATGATGATCCTAATATTGATTCTATTTGGTATCTTGAACTAGTATTATAAATCCAAGAATTTGCAAAAATTTGCTTAAATGAATCATTATTATTTGGAATAATTTCACCAACACTTTTAACACCAAAGAAATCTCCAGAATTAAATCCATAAACTGGTTTATAAAAATCTAAACCAGAAATAACCCCGGTAATTCTCATCTCTACTTTTTTGTCGGTATCACCATTTTCATATCCATATGCAAATTGCTGCACTCTTATATCATCAGCACAATCAAGTTGTTCAACTATGTTAGTGCAATTTAAAAATTGATTTACTGTCTTATCTCCATAAGAGATTATATTATTTCCAGACACTAGTAATCCAGTTTTTGGAAATCCTATTGTACTATCGACAGAAATTATAGATGAACCTATAGATACATTTTCTAATACTCTTGTTTTGGGGTGAATAAAAAATTCACCGGTTATTAGATCTTGTGTGCCATATCCGACAAATAAAGATAATTCATAATATATTTTTCCATTTCTATTAATTATTTTTACTTCTGAAACTGATGCTTGATTTTCTGGTGAGTCAGATCTCTGTATTGTTTGTCCAACCAGATTGAGTGGATTACCAGATAAAGACTCTACAACTATTACCTTTCTACGAATAAATTCTGAAGAAGATGGTTTTATTAAGAATTTTTCTAAATCAATGACTGAAATTTCTTCGCCATATAAAACTCTAAAAAGAATCTTAAATGATTCTGGTGTCCCCTTTGCCTGATAAAATGATTTTGCTTCTTTTATAAAATTGCCAATATTAATCTCAGAAGAAAAATCTATATTTTCTAATCCAGGAGTATAAGTATATTTTATTTTTTTATAAAACTCTTTTAAAAATAAAGAGCTTAAATTTATTACTTTTGTTTGACTACTATGAGATTCTGCATTACTTTGAGAAAAAACTAGTTCTTCTGGATCATTAACTTTATGAAAATCAGTAATTCCACTGAAACCACGAATACATCCAGTAAAACTATTTGTTGTAATTCCAGTATATGTGATAATTTCATCGTCTATTTTTAATAGACCATATCTATTTGGATATCCTTTAGTACTATCAACGTATATAACTTCATCATCTTCATCAATATTATAAGATAATGACGTATCTAATGAAACTATTTCTGGAATTAAGTTATCTAATCTAATATAATTGTCTAAATTATCACTAATGTCAACTGGTCCGCCGGGAAATTCTAGCGATTTATAATATTGTTTAAAAAATTCTATAGAATTGGGATTTTGATCGACAATAAATTCTGGTAATTGATTGTCGATGATATCTTGAATTTTTACTTTTCTATCAAAAATATTTCCTGACATTTTATTCTCTTATTAGCGATCCATTTGAGTAACTTGAAACATAATAATCTTTTATAAATGTTGATCCGGAAATATCATCACCGGAAGAAATCACATCTCTAAGCATATTTATCTTACTAGATTGAACAGAAAATGAAAGATATAAATCTTTCAATCCAACAACATCATTAGATTCTGGATATGCTTGAATTTCTATAATATTATTTGACCTTGCTGTTGAGGTGATGTTTAATGAATTTAAAATAATTTCACCTTTAACATAATCAACAGTTCCTGCAGATTTTATAACCACGGGATAATTTCTAGATCCTTCGGCAATTTTTACAATAGAAATTATACCTTTACCACTTCCATCCAGATTGCCATTTGAATCTTTATTTGGAACATCAGTTAAATAAACTAAATCAGAAACGCCAGATATTCTAAATCCAGTACTCTTAATATTGAATCCTTTAGAATCAATATGAAATTGATTTCCATAGCAAATTTCATATTGTGCAAATTGATTAATCAAAGCATTCAAATCTCTTCTGATAATAACTTTTGTTATATTGGAGGTTATAGATTGATCGACATTATCTATTATTTGTAGTAGTTTACTATACTTAAATCTTCCTCCAAATTTATTTAAATTGACAGATGATGCATATGTGTTTAATGAATTAATAATATTGGTTCTTAAAGACTCTACCGTAGTTATTTGTGTGGAATTATAATATATCGACGTGTCAATCTCAACATAAAGAACCTTCAGATCTACAATTTCTTGAGATATTCCTGATAATGTATAATTTTTTAATTTAAGTAAAATGTTTCGTTTATCAAAATCAGAAACAATTGTTCCATTTTTTGGTTTAATACTAATAAGCACTTTTCCATATTGTGGAGGACTAAGTTCTTCTCCACCAACGACAGAAACTGACTCTGTATTTGGATAAATGTTTTGTATTATAGACTCGTAATCTCTTCCAGTTACTGCTCTATACTGTGAAGAATATAACCTGGGAGCAAAATATTTAATAGAATCAATTGGCTCAATATCGCCACCATTGGATGCTGGAATAACGGTGGATATTATAGTATTATTTGGATTTGTTATTGTCGCACCAGCAGAATTTAGCAGAGTTCCAGAAAAACTAAAGTTTGATGGACCATTACCTTCTTTACCATTGGATACAATATATCTTGCAGTAATTACGGACTCATTTTCTAATTTTTTTCCAAAAAATCCGTCACCGAAAAGTATTTCATACTTCTCATCTTTAATTTCCTGAAGAAGATATATTCTAGAATCCTTATTTAAGTTTAAAATATTATCAATTTTTTCATATTCAACACCTAGTCCAGTGTCTGATGGACCTTTAACATAAACACTTAAAGTGTCGGTGTCAATTGAATCATTGTCCAAAATAAATCTTTGATCTAATGAAGTATTAGCAGTAAATATTTTGTCTAATAAAGTACCTTCATATATTTCAAGTGGTTTTGCAATAGATCCAAAAACTGCCACACCATTTCTAACAGGAGTTGTTACATCTTGTGGTATTGAAAATGTATATGATGATGAATCATAATTCCCAAGACATATTACACCAGCCTTCAAGGTAAGTGTAGAGGTAGGTGCAGTAACATTTACCGTCAATACAATTCCAGCTTTGGCAGATCTCTTAGGTCTTGGTACATAACCAATATTTCTGGCAAGAGAAACAACATTCTCTCTTACAGTCGCAGAGTCTAAAAAAGACTCATTTACAACCATATTAGAGTTAAATGCCGTAATGTATGTATTATACGCTAAAGTATCAATTAAAACTGAAAAGTTAGATCCTTCAAAATCAAAATCCGTAAAATTGGAATTTGCTCTGAGGTAATCTTTAATTGATGTTTTTATCTGATCAAAATCTAGATTGGTAAACTTAGTGAAAGGCATTTTATCTAGTTGCCTCTAATATGAAGGAAAATTCTTGAGTCGGAAATTCTTGTCCGATGATGTCGAATATTACTAAAACATCAAATGCATTCTGATCATAAAGTGGATTAACCTCAACCTTTAAATTATCAATTCTATTTTCAAAATTTTCAATTGTAATTTGTATTTCTCGTTGAATTACGGATGCAGTAGCAAAATCGACAAAATCAAATAATGATCTTCTAACATTTGATCCTAAAATAGAATTGAAAAATCTTTCAGTTGGTATAGTCTCAACTAAATTTCTGACAGATCTACGAATTGCATTTTCATTTTTCAAAACTTGCAAATCATTCGTTATCGGATGAGGAACAAATGATAATGTAATATCCTTAAATGCTCTAGATATTCTAGTAACTGCCATCGGACAAGAATATTTCTTGCATTATTTATATTGATCCTTACCAAGAAGAACCATATGTTGGTTCTGTACCGTAATTCCAATCATCATAATCATCATCATTACGAATTTTTTTATGCATACTTTCACTTAAGTTGTGCTTATTTTTGGGAATTTCATCGTGCATGATCTCTTGAATTACTTTTTTATTTTCTTGAATCGAAGAATAATCGGTAATTAATTTGTCAGTACCCCACATCTGATACATGTAGTCTGAATTTCGATCTGGATTTGGTTGAGTTGCCATCTGTTTTACTTGAAAATAAAGAAAACAGAACTTTTTACGGGGTTGCTATCCCGAATTTTTTTCTTCAATTAAATAAAAGTCATTTTCTAAAATTTTTTTTAAATAATTCTCATCCCACAGACTATAATAATCTGTTTTTGAGAGAATTTTTCTCATTTTTAACAAAAATTCGGAATTTTGATATAAAATTAAGTTATATTTTCCATTATTTGTCTGAACTCCATTGATAAAACTATCCTCATCCCTAAAATCATCGAAAAATTTATATTTTGGATATTTTTGATTCAGTTCAACAATTTTTTGATGAGCATAATTCAGGTCAATATGATTCTCAATTATAAAAATAACGACACCAAACTCTTCATCTAGAGGTTTGATGTCGTTAATCGAACATTTTATTATTTTATAAGTATTTGCCTTTGCAAACGGACAAATCGAATAACCGTTTAAATCTGGATGAGACTGTTGAATTCTTTGAATCCACTCGTCCAAATCCTTCATATAGTTATTTACCCTGTCCTCTGTACTTCTTTCGTGCCCCATTGCGAGATGAAGCGGCATACTTAGTACCACCACCATCTCCTTGACGAGATTTTTTAGGAGGACCAGGAATATAAGAGCTCTTGTTCAATCCAACTTTTGCTTTTGCCATTTTTTAATCTCCTTTTATAATTTGTGTAGTTATTTCACTTGGATGTGGTGATCCATTTTGATAATATTCAACTGCCAGATCTTCAAGAATATCAAAATACTCAGTTTCCGTAAGATTTTGATATAGTACATTACCCTTATAAAGGATTGTGTACTTCTCACTGTGAATATCGTTAGTCATTCAATTAAATGATTCTTGTTTTTTCGTGACCGACTCTAATACGAGGATCGCACCAGATTTCAAATCCTGCTTCCTTTGCATCCAAACAGAAACTCACATCCTCTCCACACATATCCTGAACTTCTCCTGATTCAAAAACTTGCATCTTTGGAGCAAACCAAGGATATTTCATTTCAGAATGCTCAAATACACCGTGCTTAATGAGAAGCCATCCAAATCCAGTATAGTCGACTGTAAATGGTTTTTTACGCTTACTCATGGTTTCAAGAGTTTCGTGATTCATGACGCCGCCATTACCACGGAAATCATCCTCATCTAACCAGTGTGCAACAGAGGTTGTCATACCATCTTCCGTACAATACCAACCTGCCGCAATGTCCTTATCCATAAGAACAAGTTGATAGAATTTTTCGGTATTGAATACAATATCCGAATCAATCCAAAGTTGATAATCGTAATTCAGTTTTCCATCCCATGGAATCTGATCTGGACCTCTAAGTACATTTGCTCCAAGACACTTGCAACGAGCAAAATTTACCATTGAAGAATAATCTTGGGAAATTTGAATGCTTGCACCAGACTGGACCAAATCAAAGCATAACTGAACAAAATTCTTAAGGTAGGTATATGATACTCCTCTACCAGGAAGACAAAAGACAATGCTTTTGCCTCTGATCATTTCTCTTGCCAAATTATAATCCCATTCTTCAATTGAGGTAGAAGATGTGGGTGCCTTTGCTTTTACAGTAAATCCTTTTGCCATAAGTTAATAATACTATTTCAATATCATACAATATTATATAGTTCTTGTCAACCTGCCTTCCGTGAGAAAATCTCTTTATAATTCAAATCTTCCTTATTCGCATTGCCAAAAATACTTATAAAATTGTTCAGCATTTTCCAGGTTTTTTCAAACTCACTTTTAGTCAGGGAATGATACAAACATTTATTTTTTAAGTAAATATCATATCTTTTTTCATTCTTCATCATATTCTCTTAAAATAACTTCATTGGATTCGATTGCAAATTTAATCTGCGTATCCTCATACCAAGAAGCTTCATTCATAATCCATTCAGGAATTACTAAGTAGTATTCCCCAGATATTGGGTCGACTCCTATAGATCTAATTTCATCACCGAATTTTTTTTTCATCTCTGTTTTATGCGATCCTTTTTTTCTTTTTTTATATAGCGAAAATTTTTTTTTATATTCGTGTTATGTAAAGGTCGCTTGGGTAACACTTTGTAGGTTAGGGGAGGTTGGGTTTTTATAAACCGCGCCCGGCGACGTTATAACAAACCCCCCACAATTAACTGCCATATCACGAACGAATAAGGGGGCAGAGATGCCCCCGATAAGTGTCAATTACCCATCGCTTCTTTCAGAGCATAATATGCTGCCATCCAATGTTTCGCGTCAGCAACGTTGCCCTTTGTGCTCTCATCACATGCCAGGCAAAGTACAGCGGTGCTAATAGTGCTCCACTTACCATTTGGAAGTGTAACAGTGGTGAGAGTTTGAAAATTGTTGAGAGTAGCAGTCATCGGAGTTGTAGTAAAAAAGAGGAGGAAAAAGCGGTTCCTAATTAGCGAAAGTCTTAGAGTATTGACCAGCGATGATAGCAGCAGGAACGCCCCAGTGAACATAAGCGGAAGGGCGGGAACCATTCTTCAACTGATCTGCGCGGGAGATCCACTTAATCTGGCGGGTCTGCAGATCGGAGCACATAGCAAGCGGGAAGCGCATCGGGTTTGTTTGAACTGATAGAAGTCTACTGGGTCAGGGGGCAGGAAGCGCCCCCTAGTGTGCCAGTTCAGCGATTGGCACCCGGCAGGTCGCCGCACTCTGCAGCGGTGCCGCCTTGACGGTGACAGTATTCAGTCGCCTCCGCTTCCTGCCAATCCCATACCGTAGCGGCGGCAGATTGTGCAAACTGGCAACCAACCCAGAGAGTCAGAAAAGCAGCAAGGATTTTCATGGTGATGATAATGAAGTGTTCGGAGAAGTAAGAATCAGCGACCGTTGGAATAGGAACCGAGGATGATACCGTTGAGGCGAACCTCAGCGTAACCAAACTCCTCAGAAAGGTCCAGACAGAGATCCCATGCGCGACCCTCATCATGGGTCGATTCGCCTTCATAAGGGGCGGAGGGAACGTGAACTTCGTAGCGCATCGGTGTCGTTTGAACTGAGATCAGTATAGGGGGTTGGCGGGGGGCATCGCTGCCCCCATGTGCCAGAGGTCAGACCGTCACCCTCCAACCACAGCGGGGGCAGGAAGGATGCCCGCCACAGGGGCAGGAAGCGGCAAGGGTCAGGGGATCATTGGAGCGGATCATTGAGCGTTCTTGTGAACTGAGAGTATTGTAGAGGCAAAGGGGAGGGAGAAACCCTCCGCTGTGCCACTTAGTTGGTTGGCACAGTCTGATTAGAAGTCGATAGCATCGGCGCTAGGTTCTGCAGCATAGGAAGCGTCAAATTCAGAATCAACCCCAGAACTAATAGTTTCAAGAATTTGGAGAATTTCGCTACCGGTAGAACCTTGACGCAGGAGCGAAACAAGAACATCGCGGGACATAATGCAGAAAAAAGAATAGGGTTTGCTGGGTGTCTTTAGGGCGCATCCCATTCCCTTGTGTCAGTTAATCAGGCAGGGCAGAGATTGGATTCCATGTTCACCGTCATGACTTTGCATCGGGAGTAATCGTAACCCTCATTCTCCTCCAGATAGATGGAATAAGCATTAGCAGTGGAGAAGCAATCAAACAGCTTCAGGGAGTTGAAGTCTTCACGTTCATAATCCCAACCACCGATCACAGCGTAGACTTTAACCATTTGCATTTGAGGCGTTTCGTTTGATCTGTACGTAGTATGGCAGCAAACGGGGACCATTACAAGCCCCCTTGTGCCACCTTTTCAACTGGCACACTGAAAGCGGCCGCTGTTGAAATTGTGATAGGAAAAGACCTCACGATTGACCAGTTTGAACATACCAAACTGATTGGAGAGAACGTAACCCTCAGCATCGATTCTGTCGTGCCCGATGTAAGCGGCAGGACCATCATTGCGGCAGAGGTAGAGGCAATCCTCTTTGATCGACTTCACCAGTTTCCAGAATCGGATCAGGTTAGCATCACAATCAAATGCATCATCCTCAACATCACGACCCTCACGAATGCAGGCGTTAAGTTGTTGCTTCAGTTTGACCGCTTCCTTATCAGTTGCGAAGGTGACAGTTTGTGCCATTTGGCGGGCAAACTTTACCACTTCCTCAACATCAGCGAACGATTCCTGATTGTACAGGATCGATGCATTCGGTTTCACGAACTTCACCGTGTCGGTGTCATTCCAGATTGCACGATCAGGGTATGCTTGAGCATCGCGCAGATCACTCTCAGCATAATAGCAAGTGTGCGGAGCGATGATAATTTTCTGAGAAACTACCTCAGGGAACTGATACGTAATCAGGTTAGAAGTGTATTCGGTAGATCCACCAAACCCGATGAAATCACCCTGATAGATGGTCTCAAATCGGGGCAGATAATCGAAGCAAGCATGAAGAATGTCTGCAACGTTGCCCTCATAGAAGAGATCAATCTCTTCATGATTGTGGGCAATTCGGATTTTCTTCTTGTTAAAGACTGCCTTGGTTCCTACAAAGAACTCACCGTTGGCAGGATCAATTCCCCACACGATTGCGGGTGCTCCGTCAATCTTAACGGACAGATTGCCAGGTTCAGCGAACCAATCCAGAACGGTAAGATCACCGTTCAGGATGCAGTCTTCGGGGTGTTCCAGGTGAGTGTTTTTCATGCTTTTAGTATGGCACGGATTCGGGGGATCTGGGGGAACCGTGTGTCAGTTCCCCGAATGTCACAAGGTCAGTTCAGGCGCATACCACTGAAGAACGGAATTGCACCGCCATTCGGTACAGTCACAAACCAATTGAAGTCCTTTTGAAATACACGCTCACCGTCAATTCCATGAACGGCAAGAATAGCATTCAGGCGGGATTTGGTCGTCTTGGTCTGATGATTGCCGTCGAACAGTTGAATCCAGCACGAACCAATCTTAGCGATCAGGTTACCATGCAGGAACACTTCTGCCACTTGAGCAGCACCATCCCAACACACTTGAGTGTTACCAGAGCACCAATTCTTAGCGTTGGTGATAGCATCGTTCATTTGGCGTTCGATGACACGCATTTGCGAATTCCTCAGCAACAAACGTAGTATGGCAGCAAACGGGGGGCATCGCAACCCCCCTTGTGCCACCTATTCGACTGTCACACTCTCCACCAGTTCCTGAATGACATCCTCATCATACACATTGGCGATCTCATTTAGAACATCTTCCTCACCCATGTGATACATGTTCTCACAGATGGTATCATACACGAACTGCTCCAAACATTTCGTGTCCATGTCATCTACACATCGCTCAGCGTAGAGTTCAACGAGTTGGTTGAGTTGTTGGGTGGTGAGAGTCATAATTTCAGAAATTAAGTGATTTAATGTTGAGAAAAACCATCTGAAGAGGTTCACCGTTCACATGAAAGAACACATAGTTTTTGTGAACTTCAATGTCACCATCTACAGTGGAGAGATCAACATAATCCTGCCCATCATTGTCGGAAATGTAAGGATTGTCGTCCGTATCATACCCTACAAAGTATAGAGTATCATTCACAGATACTGCATAAGAATCAGAAAGCAGATCGTGAAATTGATTGAGAGTGATAGTAGTGTTGGTCATAATCAGTTCAGCTTCTCAAAGTTACGGACAACAATGTCACAGGCAATTCTTTGGACTTCATCCATTTGCCCCTCATCATCAAATTGTGTTGCTAGAAGACAAATCAAATCCTCTTGGATTTGTTCGCGGACAGAAAGAATGTCAATCTTATTCGCCATGTCTTTGATCCATTGCTCTTTGGAGTTAGTCATGATTCAGTTAGCGTAGAGGGGCAGTTTTTTACGAAGGCGGATTGCGTCGTCAATCATTTCACCAACCTGTTCATAAATGTAGGACGAACCGCCTACATCACAGAGAACATCTTGAGTGAAAAGTGTAGAGAAATAATCGTCCTGATTAGTCTCTTCGTTAAACTCAAACACATCATGTTGAGTGAATACGAACGCAGCACAACCTGCGTCCTCACCTTGACTCTCAATCATTTGGTTGATAGAGTCACGAAGTTGTCCAAGAGTGCGGTACATCAGTCGTCTCCGAAGTTGTTAGTGAGGAAGTCTTCAAGTTCAACGAGTTTGTTATCACTCAAAGAATGAACATACTCTTTGAGAATGACATCTAGAAGTTCAGGACTTTCATAGCATTTGTCATACAAAAACTCAAAGAGTTCTGTTTTGTCAGTCATTTGAGAACGTAACGAAAGTCGATGTTGTTAATGCACCAACCAGAAGAACAGGAAACTTCTTCTAGCAGTTCCTCTGTAACTTCATAATCATCGGCATCATCGGAAACCTCCAACTCAAACACCTGTCCGATGTATGCTTTGGGGAGCATTTCTTCAGTTTCCAGTTGATCTTTTTCTGTCCAATCGCTATCATCGAGAGAACAATCGAACGAAATGTCGGTGATCTGAACTGTACGAATCGCCATCACGAATCTTGCGAACTTTCATAAGATACAACGGATTCATCACCAACGGGAGAATCCTGTGCCACTTTCACAACTGGCACACGATAATTGTAAGGAGAATTGAAAAAACGACGGAAAGCAACAACAACGATGAGAAGCGTTGAAGTGACACCAACCAAACCAAGGAAGGTGATAGCATCGCCAGAGAAAGTGTAGGTATCAGGGTTCATAGTGGCAAGTCGGTGAAAGTGATAACGAAGGGCAACAGATGCGAGAATCATCAATAATCGTAGTCGGCGGCAAGGTACTCATTCATGTTGAAATCCTCGTCATTCAGTTCAGGAATGTCAAAGATTTCACCAGGAGCATCTTGAATCTCACTCCAGAGTTCGTCAAACATGTGTGTCTCTCAGGTACGAATGTAATGTAGAACGGATCGGGGGGAATTTCAACCCCCCTTGTGCCAGTTTTCAGACTGTCACTTCCATCAGTTCAGATTCAATCTCATGTCCGAACCTACGGATGAACTCAGAATCAGATTGCCTCAGAACATTTGCCAGTTCGATTGCATCTTCACGGGATACTTGCGACACCTGAAAAGTGTAGTGTCCAAATGCAGGATCTTGTTCAGTGTGAAAGCAGCACATTGGAGTACCTCAGGAACAAATGTAAATTGAGAGGGCACGGTAATTACTTTTACCTCAACCGCATGTCCCCGCTTCTAGTTGTCGGGGTGGTTGGGAACCGCCTTTTGTTCTTCCCTCTCAACAAATGTAGTATGGCAGGGATCTCATGAGAACACAAGACCCCTTGTGCCAGTTTTCAGACCGTCCGCAGGAAGTTATAAACGCTGCGGCAATCATCGTAGAAAGACTTCACGTTGGGCACGAACACATTCATCACCCAGGCATAGAAAGTCTTTGCCAGTTCGATTACACGAAGCACGAACAATTGCAGACGCTCGGTGCAATCATACTGCTGCCACTTATCACGAATGACAGTAGCAACGGCAGCGATGAATGCACACACAGTTACAACAACGTCCATGAAGTTGTTGTAGTGTTTACGATAGTCAATCTCCTGCAGAGTTTCGATCAGAGCATCAGCAGGCGGGAAGGATTTGGTCAGTTCCATGATAGTGAAAAGAGCGAAAGAACGGTGTGGGAGATTGCGTTTCTCAACCACGAATGTAGTATGGCACGATATCACGGCATCCGCAACCAGGTCTGTGCCACTTGTTCAACTGTCACAAGACTTTTTCAGGTTTTACGCTTTTTCAGTATTTCTGAAAATTCAGAATTCCTGAAAATTTCAGTCAGGAACAAGGGGCTTGACAAGATCTCAAATATTCGCTAGAATCGCTTTGCTAAGGATGAAGATGGGATTATAAGCTTTAAGACACAAAAATATGACTCCTAAGTGACAAGATTTAAACATAAGATCTTGTCAGGAATCGTCCTGTTTTTAAATTATTCTTACTCGTCACATGTATATTATGTCCTATTTTATTTGCCAGAGATAGGATTGAACTCTCGCTCATCATATTGTTTTTATTTATAACAAAAGCACATTATAATGGTGTGGGAAGGGGTGAGTGGGGTGAAGCACATATTCTTGCACATAAACATAAAAAAAAAGGCAGGGACACCACTCCCTGCCTTATGTTACCCACTCTACCTTATATGATATGATTATCTCGACGCGCAGGGTAACTTTACTGAATGCTGAGGCAAACCCGTTCCTCATATGATTATGT